GACAGGCTTCTCAGCATGGAAAGAGAATCCATGGGACGTTGAGATTTATCCAAGACAGTATCAAGTCACTAACGTCGTATCTGTAAACGATGATGGTAAGACGAACATGCATTCTCAGGTAACGATCACTTCTAATGGTGAGTCTGTAATCGTTCCTATTGATAATGCGAACTACGTTGAGAACTATCCAAAGGCTAAGTTCAGATTCAACCCAAGACTTTACCTTGGTGTTGATGCTGGCTTTGCCCCATACAATATTGCAAAGGTTCAACCTGATGCAGTGGGCGAAGTAATACCTGGCGCTCAGGTATTCTTGTTCTCACACGGCAAGACAAAGCTTGATACTGATTGGGCTATACTTGGATTGGGTCTTGGTTATGCAACACAGAACAGAGCGCTAGGCTTTACGCTATCTCCTGTTCATTACAATGTAGGTAAGCCAATTCCTCTTATTGAGAATCTTTTCTTAGGTCCAACGGTGGGTTTAGATACGAAGGGTAACCTATCGTTTCTGCTGGGCTTAAAAGTAGGGTTATGAAAATATTCTTACCAATAGAAATACTTGAATTTACTTTAGAAAGACAAGGGTATCTATACAAGTGTGGAGGCTTTTGGATGACAAGAGCCAATGTATTAGATATCATTAGATTTGCACGCTATGAATAAAATTGAATATATTTATGCACAACATAAAGGAGGATGCATGACTCATAATCGTAACGATTCAAACTTTGTACAAGAGTATCTTTACATAGAGGAGTATCCACTTGATATTATGGAGCATGAGTATGTTTCTAAGGGCAAGAATAAAACTGACGAGGCACTGAGAGGGGTGTGCGTCATAGACATACTTGGTAATGAAGAAGACTAATAAAGTAAAGAAGCATAAGAAGTACATAGTGATGTCTCAAGACGGACTATCTATGGCCGGACCAGAATACTTTGATTCACTGGATTCGTGGACGAAGGCACTATCAGTTGGTGTCTCTTGCTACACTGAGATTCAGCGTGTCCTCATTGAGGATGGGCTTGATGGTGATGATTCATATGTTGGTGCCATGAAAGTAACTACTGGACTGCAGCGCTCAATAGATGAGCTAAATGAACGCTACCCGAGTTTAACAGAACATATACACTCTACCTCGTTGTTGGTTAACGGGACTAGAGTATTTCGTTGTTGAGGAGACAATTAATTGAAACCAAGAAACCCAAGGCGCAGAAGGCCATACGTAAAAGAAGAGAAGCATTTCGTTAACTCTAGGATTAGAGCTAGAGAAGTCAGGTGCATCGATACAGATGGTTCCCATAATATTATGGAGACTTCCAAGGCGATAGCTTTAGCTGAGAAGCAGGGACTAGACCTGGTTCAGATCTCAAAGGGCAGGGAAGAAGTTCCTACCTGTAAAGTAATTGACTATTCAAAGTTCAAGTATGAGCAGTCAAAGAAAGAGAAAGCTGCAAAAAAGAAGCAGCGTGAGAATGCTATCAAGATAAAAGAGATTAAGTTTAGACCATCAACTGGAGACCATGATTTGCAGACAAAGGCAAAGCATGCTCAGGAGTTCCTAGATGATGGACACAAGCTAAAAGTTACAATTGTATTCAGAGGTAGGGAGCTTGCATACAAGGATGTTGCAAGAGAGACTTTGGATAAGTTTGTGAGCTTTGTTGATAATGCAGTATTTGAATCATCACCATCAATGTCTGGTAGATTCATGTCTGCAATGATTGTTAAGAAAGCAGAATCACTATAATGATTATCACATCTGAGGAAGAACTCAGGGTTGAATGTGAAGACGTTAAGCCCGAAGAGGTTCAAGAGCTAAGAGAGAAGCTTGAGGCAGAGCTAAAGGCATCTGCAAAGCGAGGTTCTCCTGGTATTGGATTGGCTTGTCCTCAGATTGGTATTGCCAAGCGTATGGCAATAGTAAGAGTCAATGACAAGCTATCTGTAGATCTAGTCAACCCAACTATTGAGTCGGGTTATGATAAGCAGCTGTTCGACGGTGAGGGTTGCTTATCATTTCCAGCTAGATATGAAAAGACTATGAGGTATCAAGAGGTTGTCGTTAAGTCGGACGTGTCGCCTAATTCATTCATAGCAAAAGGTTTGTTTGCCGTAGCGATTCAGCATGAGATAGATCATCTTAATGGAGTCCTGCTTCCTGATGTTGCACTTAAGCAAGTACAGAAAAAGAAGGTTCGTCCAAATGATTTATGCCCATGTAATTCAAAAAAGAAATATAAAAAGTGTTGCGGTAAAAAGTGAATTTATAAGTGCATGTAATTTTGTATGAATACATTTTATAGGCATTTTTTAGCTTAAAAATAGGTTAGTTTATGAGTGAAGAAAATACCGAAAAAAGAGTTCAAGACCTTGAAAGAAGGTTCGAGAATTTAAACGATTATCTTTCTAAGAATGGTGAAATTGTAATTGATTTAGTTATGAGAACAGCCGCATTAGAGAAGATATTAATACAAAACAATTTGTTTTCTGAAGAGCAAATTCAGGAAGAAGTTAAGAAAACTTATGCAAACTTAGCTGATAAGGCTAAGGCAGCAATGGGGGTCCAAGATGGAAGTCAAGCTGGATAAGTTAGAAGAAACTATTCTTGAAAAATTAAGGGAGCAGACCGGAAAGTCCGATGAGGATCTTGTGAAGCTTGCCTTATGGGAACTGAATAAAAGCATAGCGAATGAACAGCAGCAAATGCAGCCTGTTACCATTCCAATGCCTTATCCTGTGTACCCAACTAATCCTTACACACCTTCTCCAAGCATACCAACCAATCCTTGGGTTCCAAACACGGATCCGTACATTACTTGGGGAACTACAGCAAAGGTTAGTTAAGAAGATTTATCCCTCAGAAGTGATAGTTACGCTGAGGGTTTTTGGTCGGGAGAAAGTAAGTCCTATTAAAATAACAAATGGAGTTATATGTTAAATATAGAAAATGGTGTTCACGTTGTTAAATTCGGAGCAGAGTGGTGCGGACCATGCAGACTAATCAATCCGCAGCTCGACAAGATGAAGCAGGAATTCGATACCATTAACTTTGTCTCAGTAGATGTAGACGATAACCCGGAATTAGCAAAAGAATATAGAATTTCTTCCCTACCAACTGTTATATTAATTAGAGACGGCGAGGTTGTAGATACAGTCGTAGGCACCATGAGAGCGGAGCCTATGCGTCAGAAGCTTTCTGACCTCGTTGCATAAATATATTTAGGAGCAAGACCATGGCAACAGCAAAGAAAACAGCACAAACAAAGTTATCTCACCAGATCTGGGATAGGATTAAGGATATTGATCTAGAGCTTTTCGCTCTTCCTGACCAGTATGTTGAAGTTAACGCAACACCAGTACTAGACATTTCTGATACAGAACTTCATCTCTTGCTTAAGGCAGAGGCGGTTCTTCCTCAGCTAGAGGAGAAGCTGCGTGAACTGAAGTGGGACCGTAATGATCCTACCAAGCAACTTGAGGTTTACCAGAAGTCTAAGTTTGTTGTTGTCAAGCTTGCATCTGTAGATTAATAAAATGAATTGTGTCAGAAGAGAGTGTATTTCTAGTTCTCGGCTGCTTTGGCCGTAAAGAGGATAACTTTGAGTTATGTCCTGGGGTCGAGAACCGCATTCTCAAACTTGACGATTCATTAGTATACATTGATGAGATCTGGGATTATCTAGAGGCCGTAAAGCTTCTAGATAAACCAGTCATCAATCTGAATGCTATTCGCAATATTGTATTCAGAATGCAGGACAAGTATGACCAAAAGATTCGCAAGCTCTGGTCAGAAAAAGAATTCCATATGATTGAAAGGTTCATCAACATGCACAAGCAATGTGGCTTGTACATGAAGCTGGTTACAGCAATCGATGAAGCACCTAAACCTCAAGAGTTTGAACTGATAAAAATTCAAGGCTCAAGTATAGAGCAGGCCGTTGAACCAAACATGGTTCAACCAAATAGGTCAAGAAGATGAATACATTTAACAGACCATATTTATTTATGTCTGGAGAGCCAACTGTAGCAACTACGTTGGCTTTTTCCAATTCTAAGTGGGACTGTATATCAGTGCCCACTAAGCTTGTGCAATCTGAGTATGCACTAGATAAGATACGTAGAGAGAATCGCCCACGCGAAGTTCTTTCCGGTATAATTCACTACGCTGATGTTTCGGATAAGGAAATAGAACACAGAGTTCTGAGAGAGTGTAAGGAAGCAGGCTTCGTTGAACATGATATCGTTCAGTCAGATGAGTTCGCATATCAGATGCCATTCCCGTTCGTTCTTAAGACAGGAACTGAGCATAGAGGCATTGGTAAGTACCTGATAAGTTCTGTTAGAGATATTCCTGAGTGGGAAGGTATAGCAACCATGGAACCATACTTTGAAGGAGAGTCTGTACGAGTTCTAATTATTGGCTCTGAGGTGTTCTCATTCAAAACTACAAACCCTGACTCATGGATTAAGAACTCTCCCGGAGCAGATATTGAAAAGTGTTCTGTGCCTACTGAGATGATTCAGCATGCTAAAGAATGTAAGCAGTATTTCAGATTGGACATTGCTGGGATGGATTACATCCTTGAGGATGACGGAACCTTTCATTTCCTAGAGATCAATCAGTATCCAGGTCTTGGGGTGTTCGAGGATACCGAGGAATGTGGAAAGGCATTCATTAAAGAGAAGATGTACGCCATAGAAATGAAAGAAGGTAAGCTGTGAGAGTCTCAAGATTATTGTTTGCATCAAGGTCTCCTCGTTTAGGATCCTTGAAGGGAAAGCCCATTATCTGGCATCCTAAGAATGCGCCACCAAAGGGAATGTACGGCTGGGTTAATAAACAGGACAAGCTTGGGAACTTTTGGGTGCCTCAAGTTCTTGTTAAGACTAAGGATATCCATAAGTGGATTGAGAAGAGAGCATCTGATCTTGGTAAGGACAAGGGAACCATAGCCTTAGTTATTAGAGAGGCTCATGATGACTATGCTTACTTTGGAATGTTCTGGACGTATCTGAAGTTAAAGAGCCAGGATTATCATCCATATTACGGCGACTGGTTTACTAACTTAGATATATTCCCTAATGAGGTTTAATATGAAGATACCAACAACAGAATTCCAGGAAAAAGCCCTAGCTAACGTTCAGAAGCATCAGGAAGAATATTTAGAGCAGAAGCAATCTGATGAGAACTATGAGCGTATGAAGAAGCTTGTAGGTTCAGGATTGCAGTCTCCATCCTTTGAGCTAACTCAGGAGGAGAAGCTGGGATTATTCGATTCAATACTGGAATGCCTTGAGTCTGGAGATGATAATCAGACTATTGCTAAGAATGTAGTGGCCTGTTTCGAGGATAAACTGGCTGAATTGGACCCAGAGCAGAAGATTGAGGTAGCACCCAAGAAGGGGCTTAGAGGGCCAGTATTCAGGAGATCCGGTCAATAATTAAGCATATTTGACATGGATGAAGCTAACCTGGAGAAAACTATCAAAAGGCGTGAGGACTCTCAACGTAGAGAGCGTCTTATGAAGTTGCTTGCTCTTATTGAGTCAGGGAAGTTTGATTCAGAGAAAATACCTGAAGAACTTCTTTACTACGAAGGTGAGAGGCCAAGAGAGGTATATGTTTCTCCAAAAGACAGAGATGATTACAACTCTGGATATATGGAAATAGGGGAGATGATGGTCTCTTCACCAAATGTTCGTTAAAGGATATCATGCGCACAATTACAGAATCTAATATGAAAAGACTAATAGCCCAGAGAGATGAGGCTAAGACTGTTGGACTTACCAAGGTTGCCGCTCAGCTTTCTGCTCAGATTGGCACCATTGGAACTAGAGAAGATGCTGCTGAGTATCATTATGATTACTCTGAGCTAAAGGACCATGTTCAGGCTTCTCTTTGGGATGCGGCTATTAGAGCGCAGGATTTCTACGGAAAGCTTGCTGATGCTGCTGAACTTCAGGACATGATCGAGAAGCAGGCGGAAGACTTTATTAACTCAGTTAGAGTTCAGACTGGTGCAACCATTGGTGCATATGAGTCCTCTTTGCCAGGTGAAGTACAAGCGGCAATCGAGGTTTCAGAAGATGACTGATGCTAATCCTCTTCCATTCGAGAGAGAGCGCGAGATAACTAAGGCTAAAGAGCTTAAGCTGTCTGGCAAGAAGTCTCGCTTTCAGAAGCAGATCCTTGAGAGACAGGAAGCTGAGAAGGCTAAGGAGACCTTTGATCAGCGTGCATCTCAGTTCATGGAGAATCGTCAGCAACAGCAGGCGGAGGGCGTAGAGACCGCAAAGAAGCTGATTGCAATGTTGAGGGACAAAACTATCCCTCAGAATAAAGGTGTACTTTCTGTAACAGAAGAGCAGGAAGTAAGATCAGAATTCAATATTCTAATCAATTCACTAAACAATGACCAAAGTCAGCCTGAGGGACATGGCTCTCTAACAGCTATAGCTTTGCTTGTGAAAACTCTATTTGAGATGCGTGATAGAATGAATGCTTTAGAGTATGAACTATCCGTTGCCAAAAAGAAAATAGAGTCGAGAGCTGCGGCATCAGAGGCTTCAAAGAATGGCTAAAGAATTAGGCATCACCAAGGAATACCTAATGCAACTTATAGCTGAGGAAAAAGAAGCCCTCGCAGCTTACGAACAGTCATGCACAAGATTCAAGATAACGCCGAACTCACTAGCGACATCAGTAGCAGCAGCAAGGATAGAACTGCTGGAGGATCTGATGCGTGGGGAGACTCTAACGGCAAAAATGAAAGTATAAAAAGAATACGTGCAGCGAATAGAAAAGTAAGACTCTATTCGATACTTAAATCGTATAACGTACAAACTCCCAAAGCTTACTCAGGTCAGGTTTGGTCTAACCTTATACCGTGTCCGTTCCCGGATCACAAGGATAGAACTCCATCTTTTGGATACAATTTCGTCCAAGATAGATTCAACTGTTTTGGCTGCAAGAAGTCTGGAAGAGCAGTAGAGTTCATTGCTGGTAAAGAAGGCAAGAAAAAGATTCTTGTAGCAGAATCTATTCTGGAACACTATGCGGACGCAGAATATCTGGAAGATCTTCCAGAAGAAGAGGAAGAAGATCCAAGAGTACAAGAGCTTCTTTTCCAGATGTCTGAGACTATTCGAGAAGCGATACAGAAATCCAAGGGTGAAGCTACAGCGTTGAAGAATATCGATAAGATCATTTGGTGGTTCGATATGTACATCGCTGTAAGAGCTGGTCAGAAGAATAACTGCAGATCTTCGAACATAGGTGTCGAGGAGCTGGAGGCGCGTGTCTTCAAAGCTAAGTCTCTACTAGAGCAGCTCACATGAAGTTTGGCAATCACAATTGGGAAAAGACATCTAAGTTACCGTTACCAGCTCATAACGGAGCGAGTGCTCATTACCAAAGATGGTACTGCAATAAATGCAATACGATAATTACAGTTTTTGGAGACCAGATTTTCGAATGGTCTCTATATGAAGATGTAAAGAATGATCAGACTTGCTTCTTAGATGGACCACCTCCTTCTTGTGAAGAAGTAAGAATGGAAGATGCACTAACATGAAGCTAGGAACTCACAAGCTAGAGCCTGGCCCTTATACTATGTCACATAAATGTTCAGGCTGTGGTATTGTAGTTAGAGTTGTTCCAGCTTCATCAGGGTTAGCTATACCATTTGTATGGGGGTATGATGAGAATGATATCAATATGACTTATCGTAGTCCAGATAAGGAGCGACCCCCTATGTCTTGTGAGGAGCGAACGATGAATGAGGCTTTGAAATGAAGTATGGCAATCATAAATGGGAACGTAAAATGAGTTATGATTTTGGAATGCCAGAGCCTTTAGGATCGAGCCAATATTGGCAATGTACAGATTGTAAGCTGCACTTATTTTACTACCCGTATAACGGGAAGTATGAGTGGTCTCCAGATTCTATGCATTGGAGCTATGGTATCCCTCCTGATTCATGCATAGAAGTTAAAGATATGAATAAGATGAATGAATCTTTAGAATAGAAAGTAATATATGAAGTTCATTATATTAGGAGATGTCCACGTCGGCAAGTCATTGTCGATAGGCAAGCCTGGAGCAGGTAAAGACCTTAACTCCAGAATAAAAGATCAGTTATCACTACTGGATTGGGTATTAGCTCAGGCTGTATCCAATGGTGTGGAGGCTATCGTAATCACAGGTGATGTTTACGAAGACCCAAGGCCCCACCCTGCTTTCATCAATTACTTTATGACCTGGCTCAAGAAGTGTGAACGTGAGGGTGTTCAGGTACATATTATTGCTGGTAACCATGATATCATTAGGACGGGTTCCTATACCGTATCTGCTCTGGATATCGTATCTTCTGTAGAGATGCTGGGTGCTAAGGTCTATAAGGATGTAGATACCCTCCATTTTGACGGTGTATCAGTTACCCTGGTCCCCTATAGGGATACCCGTATGTATGAGGTACAGACCACCGTAGAGGCCCTAGACCTCCTTAAGAAGGAGTTTATGCCCCAGTTGGATACCATACCCCAGGATAATAAGCGTGTTCTGGTAGGTCATTTAGCACTGGAGGGGTCTATTCGCATCGGAGATGAGATAGATGATGAGCTAAACGAGATATTCTGCCCTGCAGAGACCTTCAAAGACTGGCAATATACATGGATGGGGCACGTACATAACCCTCAGGTTATGCATGACTCCTTATCTCATTCTGACTTTTCCAAGCACGAAATGCTGGGACGTAAGTTCATTGTACTATTTGATTCCGATAAATCAGGTGCAATGGCTTATGAAGAGATTGATTTACCCAATAGACCTATTCATAAAGTGGAAGTTACTGTTCCTAAGGGTAAAGATTCAACCGAATATGTCATCAATAACCTCTCATTCTTCCATGAAGAGAAGTCTTTAAAGGATGCAATCGTTAAATTGGAGGTAAAACTTGCTTCTGATGTGCCAAATGTTGATAGACAACAGGTAACTGAACACCTTTATAACGAAATTGGTTCACATTACATCTGTTATTTCTCCGAATCCAGGATGATTGACACCGTTGTAGTGGATACTGAATCAATTATTGATAATTCTATGACTCCTGAAGCCTCAATCAATACGTTTTGGGACAATGTTGAGGACTTAGACGATACAGAACGAGAAGAATGCAGAGCCTTGGCTCTTGAAATCAATAAAGAGTTCGAGGAGAAGACTAAAAGATGAGACCACTAGGACTAAAACTAACCAATTTCATGAACCACAGGGACGGAAACATCCCTTTGGACTCTTTTCAGTCTGCATTAATCATTGGTAGGACGAAAGAGAACCCCGCAATATCAAATGGTGTGGGTAAGTCATCCGTTTTTGCAGCTATTGAATGGGCTTTATTCAACAAAGTACACAAGGCTAAGCTAGAACAGGTGGTCCGGGAGGGGGCTAAGAAGGCCCAGGTGGAGTTTTCCTTCGAAGTAGGGGGTTCTGAGTATAAGATTGTACGCTCTTTGACCGCTAAGGGTACTAAACATATCTACCTATATGAGCACATAGGGGGTGACTGGGAGTCAATTACCCAGCGTACAGCTACAGAAACTGAGGAAAAGATACAGGAGATCATTAAGATTACCTATAAGGCTTTTCAGTATTCTGTACTATTTCGTCAGGCAGACCTCTCTGGTTTGGTGGAAGCATCAGACGGAAAGGAATCAAATAATAAATCCAGAGCAGATATTCTGAAAGAGCCGCTCAATTTGATGCGGTACTCCAAAAAAGAGAAGCTTGCTCAGGAAAAAGCGAAGCCAATCAAGAAGGATATCGAAGCAAAAGAATCCGCTGCTCAAGTTCTTGGTGACCCTGAGAAAGATATTAAAGCTTCTCAAGAGGAATTAGAAAAAACTTTAGAGCAGATTAAAGAAAAAGATTCTTCTATCAAAAACGATCTCCAAGTTGCGCTGGACGAGAAGAAAAAGAATCTGGACAAACTAAAGTCATCTCTTTCTTCTTCAGACGCTGACATTCATAACAAGGTTGAAGAACAACACGTTAAGGTTAAGAAACTTAATCATTCGATTAAGGAACTTGGTGATTCGCAAAAGTCAACTGAGGCTACAATTAAATCTCAGAAAGATCTTTTGAATAAGAAAACGGATCAACTTGCAAAAGCTAAGGAAGATCTTGCTAGACTTGACCAAGAAACTCACAGAGACGTTACCAAAATTGCAAACGAGCATAAGAAAGTTTGCGATGATGAGTTGAAAGGCTCAAAGCTACAGGCTCGTGCAGAGGTTGAGCATGAGATGGCTAAGAAGTCTATCCCAGAAACTGACAACTGCCCCTCTTGTGAACAGTCTATTACTCCTGAATACCGTAAGGTCTTCGAAGAAAAAGCTAACAAGGTACTACAAGAGAAGCAAGCTGACATTGATTTCTACAATACTCAGCTCAAAAAGTGCAGGACCTTCAAGAATAAGCTGACCAAGGAGTTAGATGCTGCAAAGGCACATATTGCAGACGTAGATTCGCTTAAGAAAAGCATCAAGTCCATCAATGAAAGTATCATAGCATATGATGAAACCATTGCTAATGCTGAGGTTGACGCAAAGCGTATTCGTGAGCAGCTAGATGCACAGTCTACTGAGCTTCAAGAGGCTATCAAGCACTATGATAACCTCAAAGAGGTGGCGGATAAGTCTGATATGACTGAGTTGAACGCTAAGATCTTCGCTATTGCTAGGGAGATCAAGGTGTACGAGCAGTCTATTGAGTCAATGCGCACCGAAACTCAGTCACTTAGGACTCGTCAGGGTGTTCTTGAGGAAAGAATCAAGACCAGGACCGAGGATAAGGCAAAGCTTGACAAGATATCTGATGAATTAACTGAGCTTCGTCGTAAGTTGAGCATTCATCAGAGAGTTATCAATTCATTCTCGCACAAAGGCATCCCAACTTTCATTATCAATACATGTTTGAACGAACTTCAGCTAGAAACGAACAAGACTTTGCAAGAGTTGCGTCCAGATCTTGAAGTACAGTTCGATGCTGACCTTAACTTCACGTATAGACGTAACGGACAGATAAGAGATTACCAGCAGTTGTCTTATGGACAGCATGTTTACATCGCTCTTGCGTTCAAGAGAGGTCTAGCTCGTGTTGTTCAGCGTAAGATGGGTGTTGATATTCGATTCCTAGAGTTCGATGAAGTTGATTCCGCACTCGATAGGGCAGGAACTGAAGCTTTGGCTACTGCAATCAAGAAGTGGCAGGATGATTTCACTATCCTAGTGGTTACTCACAATGATGAGCTTAAGGATAAGTTCTCTCATGCGATTCTTGTCGAGGAAGGCGATGATGGTTCCGAAACATCATTGGTGACATCATGGTAAGTGATTACGAAGTGACTGAGTGGGTCGATGTAGATAATGATTCGTGGATAAGAAACATTAATTACGATGAGAACTTGCAAATCAGAGCAGATTCTGAAGCTGGATCTATATTCATCATGATATCTGGAAGGAATGTTGGAGGCTTCGATCAATACAATGAGGAGTTAACTCCAGTTAAACTTCTTGATTGTGCAAAGGCTATAGAAAGAATTCCAAAGTCTGCCATGAAAGAGATTCTGCAGATATGTGTTTGCGAATACGAACGCATGGTTAAGCTTGGTTGTGCTTTGGAGGAGTGATGGTAGGCAAGCGAGTTGTAGTCCCTCAGTTTGATGTCATTTATTATGGCCCACTGTTTAACGTAAAGACAGGTAAGAGGATAGATAATAGAATACTGGAAGAACATGGTCATGACATGGTTCATAAAGAAGGCAGCTCTTCCTCTGAGTTTATTTGTAAAGAGTGCGGGATAACAGCTTACATATCAGGAGGAGGGAGCGAGGGACAGCTCTATTCTCATAAGGTTGCCAATATGGAGGGTGAGAAGGTAGTTCTAACCTGTGAGGAGTATAAGATGGAGAACGCATTGAAATGAGGACTGTTAAAGAAGTTTTTGATTATGAAATTAACACTGGTTTTCCAAAAAAATTCGAAAAGCTAAAAGATGAGGCTGAGTTCAGATCAGGGTACGGATCTGATTTCATGGAAATAACTCAAGAAGATCTCAAGCATATGCATGAGGGGAAGATAATAGGATATTTTGATGGTGAGTATACTCATTACTTTAGAATTAAATCATCTATGGAAGAGGCATTAGAATGAACATAGTGGGAATCATAGGCAAGGCTGGCTCCGGTAAAGATACTGTAGCCGATATGTTGCATGAACTTAGATACGACAAGATAGCTTTTGCTGATCCTCTCAAGCGTTTCTGTATGGATGTGTTTGAGTTTACCGAGGAACAGCTATGGGGTCCGTCTGAAAAGCGCTCAGAGCCTGATGAAAGGTATCTGATGTGGACTTTAAAGAACATCCTGACGGTATGGTGCCTCAGTATCTCACTCCAAGGTTCGCACTTCAACAGATTGGAACTGAAGGTGTGCGTGCATGTTACTCAGACATCTGGGTTGAGTATGCAATAAGAAAGTCTAAGCAACTTCTAACAGATCCTTTTGTCACATATGATAAGACTAAAGGATTGGTTCGTTCTAATGTTGGCTCACCTCCACCTGATGGTGTAATCATATCCGACTGTCGCTTTGAGAATGAGATAAGAGGCATTCGTAAAGCAGGCGGTAGAGTGATAAAGATTGTTCGTGATGGAGCTGGACTCAAAGGTCAAGCAGCACAACATGCATCTGAAACAGAGCAGGATTCTATACCTGAATCTTTAATAGATCATGTAATATATAACAACTCTACACTAGATGATCTAAAGAAAAAAGTTACTGATTTATTGATGGTTCCTTAGCATTATTCTCACATATTCTTGGGAAAGAATTAAGACAGTTGTAAGACTAATTAATTCTTAAAGGATATGATATGAGGTTGGCTGAGAAGCTAAAAACAGAATACGAAAACTTACTCGTAAGTAAGGGTGAGGAGTATTTCTATCGGTATGCAGTTGGCTCAGGGTTTATGGATAAAGTTACCTATGAGCACCCAGAAATACTCATGTTAGATAAAGCAGAGGCGTTTTTTACTCTGTTCAGACAAACTGGTCATGAAAATTACTTCACAATCGGAAAAATTCTACGCCGTGCAGCGCATAGACTATATAGGAATAGAATTAAGTCAGGAGACTCCGAGCGCAATGCTAAGTTCCTGAATAGAGTGAAGTAAAGGTTACATGGCTGCAATCACAATTACAATTATAGAGTCAGATTTAAGATTAGTTGCGGGCATTCCGGAAAGCATAACGCTAGAAACGAATGTTCCTGCAACGGTCTTCTATACTCTTGACGGAAGCACTCCTACTACTGCATCGGATGTAGCAATAGGACCAATTGCCCTCCCAGGAAACCAGGGAACAGTTGTACTTAACATGTTTGCAACTGATGGAATAGACACCTGTCCTATTATTACACAGGAGTTCGGCACAACTACAGCATACAATCGCCAGCCACATGACAAGATAGCTGGTGTTATGCTTACTAAGTGCCCACCATTTCCATTTTCATCGCTCACTTCAAGCACTCAAGGGTCTGGTGGAAGGTATCTAAACACTGGCGGTGTTACTGTCGATGATCCTCTGAGGGCTCAGATACCTGATGGGTATGATGGAACAGGAACGGGCACACCATCTAACTATACTAATGAGAATGTGTTTTCATATGACAATATATTCTCTGAAACGAATTCTATTGGAGAGATGGGCGTAGGTATTGGTACTGTACCAGCTGGTGTAACCATTATTAGAGATGAATCTAATACTCCAACTGAGTCATCGAACACATCTGATGAGTTCTTTGATCCAAAAGCATTGGTTATCTACCAGGATGGTGATGCTTACGATGATATTCCTCTCGTTAACAGGCCGTACTTCAATTTAGAGAACGAAGAAACTGCACGAGACGGTATTTTGAAGCAGGTATCTGACGTTCAAGCTCCAGCTGGTTCTGTTTTACGTCAGCATTATAACTCTTCAGACAATACGATAAACTTTTCTTACTTTGATTCGAGAACGAATAGATGGCTGTTCTCTAAAGTTCCGCACAATCCGACTAATCCAAACGCAGGAAACTACTCCGGTATAGTTTTTCCGTCGAGTCGCGACAATGGCGGGCGCTTTGTATACAAATGGATACCTTTCCAATACAGAAGGTTGATTTAAGAAAGTATAAAATATGGCAGTAGAAGTGTATTTCGTCCCAACTAGGGACGATGCAGATGTAGAGCAGAAGCTATCTGTCTCTAAAGTAAAGACATTTGATTCGTGTAAGGCAAAGTTCAAGTACTCTTACATTGAGAAGCTTCCAAAGAAGGAGTGGGACTTCCACGTCTTTGGAACATTCATGCATGATACTCTGGAGCACTTTCATCTAAAGATGATCGATAATGCTAAGGACGCTACTATTCCTGAGGGAGAGAATCCTAACGCTATTCAGGAAGACATGTGGCCAAAGCTCATGAAGGAAGCATTCATGGATTCTTGTGAGAAGTACAAGGAAAAGCTTTCTACTGAACAGAAGAATGAGTCCTTCGTAATTCTCCAGGACTATCTGAATCTTATGCGTGAGCAGAAGAAGGACGGAACTCTTTGCAATGTAACAGAGGCAGAGCGTGCGTTTTATATCGTCATAAACGAAAAGGTTCTACTTAATGGGTTCATCGATAGAATACAGGTAGATCATGACGGTGTACTTCATGTAGCGGATTATAAGACTACAAAAGATAAGAAGTACCTAAAAGATTTCTTTCAGTTAGAGACATATGCTTATGCTCTTTTCTTAGCTGATCCTGATTTAGAGAAGGTTCGTGCATCTTTCGTATGCCTTAGACATAATTTCGATTACCTTACTAAGGAGTTTACTAGAAAAGATGTCGAGCATATCGGTCAAAAGTTTATTGATTATGCTGACTCAATAGATGAGGAAAAGCTTTGGCGTCCTCAGCCTCAGTTTCTCTGTAAGTATTGTGACTTTTTAGAGAACTGTCACCAAGGTGAGAGGTACTTAGTTAAGCGTGGTATTATAGATGAGACTGACGTAAGTAAGTCTTTTGGTTTAGGAAATTGGTAATATGGAAGTACAATCTAAAGAAGTAGATTATTGTAAGCTAGAGGTTCAGTACAAGGCTGATCCTGATGTTGTAGAAGCTAAGAGAGATGAAGTAGTTGCAGAGCTTCGTTCAGAGAAGATCCCTGGTTTTAGAAAGGGTAAGGCTCCAGACTCTGCAATTAAGGCCCGCTTAGGTAAGCAGATTTCTTTACATGTTGTTAGGCAAATGAAGGCTCAGGCTTTCGATGACGTTATCTTTGAGACTGACGTAAAACCTATCGGACAGCCACAATTTGATGATGTATCTATTTCAGGTAATGATTTTTCCTGTAAGATAACTCTTTTAAAGAAGCCTGACTTTGAACTAAAGGGTTTAAAGTACGAGGTTCCAAAGCCAGATGTCGGTACAGATATAGAGGCCGAGACTCAGAGGTCTCTTGAAGATCTACGACTACGCTTTGGAGATGTAGAGCCTTACTCTGATGAAGACTTCGTAGAAGAAGGAGATCAGGTAACTATTTCTTTTGAGGCAACTATCGATGGCGAAGCTTTCGAGGGTTCTTCTTCTGAGGGTCAGCTTTACGTTGTAGGTCAGAAGTCTTTGCCAGAGTTCGACGATAACCTTCTTGGAATGGCAGCTGGTGAGTCTAGAGACTTTGAGGTTTTATTCCCTGAGTCTTATCCAGAGATTGGTGGAAAGACTGCACAGTTTAACGTTACAGTAAACATGGGGACTAAGAAGGTTCCATGCGCGCTAGATGATGAGCTTGCAAAGCAGTGTGGCGAAGAAAACCTTGATTCTCTCAAGAATAGATTGGGCGAAGTAGTTAAGGCTAGGATTAAGCAGGCTGAGCTTATTAAGGTGCAGCAGCAAGTTGTTCCACGTCTTGTAGACGACTACGACTTTGAGGTTCCAGGTGTTCTAGTTGAATTAGAAGCACAACATGTAGCTTTGCGTTCAGGAGTTGACTGGTCAGGTTTGGAAGAGACAGAGCAGAAGGTTTTCAAAGAACAAGCAGAAAAGCAAGTAAAGCTTTCTTTAATTCTTGATTCAGTAAGAGAGGCAGAACCTGACTCTGTTCTATCTGACTCCGAAGCTCAGAATGGCCTAGCTAAGAGAGCGCAGATGAATGGTATGGACCCACAAAAGTTTCTTGTCGAGGCGCAGCAGACCGGACGCCTTATTGGATTGTTGGCTGGTTTGAAGGACGAATACACTGTGCAGTGGATCGTTGATCAGGCCGAACTAGTAGAGTGAAAGAATAGATAAATGAGTAACACTGATTTTCCTAAAAAGCTTTTAGATAAGATTCCTGAAGATGTAATTAAGGCAATCGAAGGTTTTTCCGAAGATGAACTTAAGGACAAGATCGTAAAGACTGAGGCTCTTATTGTCGATACAGATAAAGAGATTGAAGAGTCTGATAAGATCAAGGTTCTGAAGGAAGACCTAAAGGCTATCATGGGTGCGCACAGAGATACTAAGAATGGAGCCAATGCAATCATTAAGTTCTGTGTTTGGAATCTTCGTAAGCGTGGCCTGACTCTGAAATGAGATCGAAAGTAAAACTTACATCCTGCTGTAATGCAGAGGCGTATGTTTACGTATTAGAAGCTCCCGTTCTCAAAGAGCATCTCAAGCTCTTTGAGGATGCGGGCTTCATTGCGTTAAAGCATTTCTTAAAGTCTGGGATACTGTCTTGTCGTAAAAAAGGTTTATCATTCACTGTGACCTTTGGACAGACGAAGATGACAACTAGATGTTCTGGAGCTGCTTGTACGTCATTGTGGGATGATCTTGATTCGGTAATAAAAAAGATAGAAAGCTAAGCGAATTTTTTCGCATAGATATAGCATGGAAAAATCCAACGAATTACTTCAACTCGTTATGGAAGATTCGAGCTTGGAAGACACTGAAGAAGTAAATGTCAATACAATGATTGACATTGCTAGGCAAAATAGTCTCTACAGTAAGTTATCGTTATTAGTTAGGAATTCGGAAAGCGCAAAAAAAGATGTCATTGACTGTATCAATAAGGCAGCAAATGACCGCAGTAACGACTTCAGGATATTCACGTTGTTGCTTTTGCTATCCGATATTGCGCGTCCCGAATCACTTGAGTTGTCGAGGGCGTTCGTCCTCCAGACTGAATTGAGGACAACAAGACTGATAGCGCTAAACATTTTACTAAGGGAGTCCATGTATGGAAACAAATACTGATCGGTACGTATCACTAAACACGCACTCATCATGGTCAATAGGTCAAGCTCTCTCCACACCCAAAGAGCTGTTTAAGAAGGCAGAAGAGTTAGGTCAGAAAGCTGTATGCATTACAGATTCTGATACTATGGCCGGAATGTGGGATAGTCTCAAGCTATCCAAAGAGACCGGAATAAAATTCATTGCAGGATGTGAGTTCAATCTAGTTGACTCACTAGAAGGTGACGACACAAGGCTGAGAAAGATTGTTCTTATAGCTAAGAACGGTAAGGGTTACACGAATCTACTTGCTCTTCGTAAGTTTGGTTCTGACCAGTACATCGTTGCTAGGAATAGGTCTTACTCAAGAATAACTTGGGACTTACTTACCAGGCACTCAGAGGGATTGATCTGTCTGACTGGTGATGGTAACGGTTACGTCCCTCAGCTTATCATGGAGGATAGGCTTTCAGAAGCTGGTATTGCAATCAAGAAGTTCAAGGGAATCTTTGGAGATGACTTTGCGCTACAGCTTATGCCAAACAACTTACAGATTAGATCCAACCCTTATTCGGGTGACGTTGACCAGCGTAAGATTAATCTGTCACTAAAGAAGTTTCATGATGCTATCGGTGTCAAGTGCATCGTAGCTACTGGTTCATATTATTTGGAGCAGGAGCATCATGATTCTCAAGATGTTCTTCTTGCTATTTCAGCAGGACAGCCTGTGTACTCAGGTCAGCGTCTTAAGTTTGACAAGAAGGATTTCTATGTGAAGTCTGAAGATGAAGTGCGTCTATACTTCTCTCGTCACAAGAAGCTTTGGCCACAAGAGTTCGTTGACTCTATGTTCGATAACGTAGAAGCATTCGTTGAGTCTTGTGAGACACCAGAGTGGATTGATCCTAAGCATACCAATCCATCAGGCAAAGAGCTTCCTGAGTTCCCAATTACTGACCAGTATAACTTTGCTGACTTCTCTGAGTGGAAGCAAGGGTACAAGGAGAACCATCTTGCAGATGATGTTCTGTACTACAGGTATCTTGTTGATCTAGGTCTTAAGGAAAAGATTAAGGCGGGTAAGCTCAAAGAAGATGATATGGAGATGTTCAGGGAGCAGATAGCTGAAGAGCTTGACGTTCTTGAGTATCATGGATTCTCATCCTATATGCTTATTGTTTGGGATTACATCAACTGGTGCAAGCGCAATGATATCCCAGTAGGTCCTGGTCGTGGTTCTGTCGGTGGATGCTTCACAGCTTACCTTGTTGGTATTCACGAAGCTGATCCATTCAAGTACGGATTGATTTTCTCCAGATTCCATAATAAGGAGAAGTCATCCTTCCCAGATATTGATACGGATTTCTCTCCAGCTGGTAGAGATAGGCTTCATGCTTACATCCGTGAGAAGTATGGTGAGGAGTATATTGCTCATGTATCGAACATTAATACGATCACTCCAAAGGTTTACGCTCGTGATATTTCTCGTGTTTTTGAGTTTGGTGATGATGGCAGGTCTACTGCTGCGGATATTGGTGATGATATCGCTGATTCAATTTCTTCTGAGTATTCTAGGGTAACTACTGCTCTTGCGCAGGCTCCACTCTTTCAGGAGTACGCTAAGCAGTATCCAGAGCTAGCAGAGCATTCTATTCTTGGCGGCAAGGCTAGGGCTTGGTCAACACACGCAGCTGGTCTTGTTATCGGCATGCGTCCACTGCATGAGATTGTTCCGGTACGTCGTGACCCTCATGGCGCACTATGTCTTGAGTATGAGAAAGAGCGCTCTGAGGATAATGGTCTAGTTAAGATGGATACCCTGGGTCTTGAGACCTTGGATATCATCAAGAGAACCTACGAGATTATTCGTGAGGTTGGAAAGACTCCACCTGCTGAGCCTTTCGATTACGATCAGTATGACAAGAAGACATACGATCTAATCTCGGAGGGTGATACTTTCTGCGTGTTCCAGCTTACTGGTGTTGCAGCTCCTGTATGTAAGATGCTTCAGCCTAAGTCTGTTGAGGATATTGCTCTCGTTACAGCACTCATTCGTCCTGCAGCTAAGGCAATTATCAATGACTTCATGAAGGTTCGCTCCGGAGAGAAGGAGCTTGAGCTTATGCATCCAACATTGGAGCGTGCTCTCAAGTCTACTTACGGCTTCGGTCTTTACGAAGAGTGTCTCATGTTTATTGCAGCTGATGTTGCTGGCTGGGATCTTCACAAGGCTGACGGTCTTCGTAAGATGACTAAGAACAAGGGCAAGTATCCTGAGAAGGTTGCTGCTCTTAGAGCTTCATTCATTGAAGATGCTCAGGTAAATAAGGGCGTTGAAGAGAAGGATGCTACTCAGATATGGGATGAGATTGTTGCAGGCTTCGGTGGTTACGGCTTCAACCGTTCACACGCAGTTCTGTACTCTATGATCTCTTTCCACACTGCGTACCTCAAGGCTAACTTCCCACTAGAGTTCCTTGTGTCCAACTTGATGGCGAAGGTTTCATCCAACAACCCCAAGGCTAAGGATGAAGTCATCAAGATCAAGCAGGAGATTCGTGCGCTTGGTGTGAGGATTGTTCCTCCTGATGTGAACACTTCCGATTTCGCATACAAGATTATCGATGATAAAACATTGATGACTGGTCTTGATGCTCTTAGGAATGTCAAGGAAGGTGCGATTGAGGAAATAAAAACCAAGCGTCCTTTCAAAAACTACAAAGATATTATTGAAAGAACAGATACTACAAAGGTTCGTTCACCTGTTATTCAAGCTCTAGCAGCATCAGGAGCATTGGATGATTTCGGAATGAGAAGAGAGCATATGTTCTTCTATTGTTCTGACTACAGGAAGAAGCTTCAAGCTCTTAAGACTTCACTTGGTAAGAAGGTGGAGAAGGGTAAGATAACTTTCGAGGAAGCTCAGGCAGAAGTATCTGCATTCGAGTACCCATTCCCAGAGGATGAGAAAGCCTGGAAGCCCTTCGAGGTTTTTGCGCTTGAGGAGCACTTCTTAGGTGAGGGTATCACTGGTTCATTCCAGGATAGGTTCCCTAAGTTCTTTGATCGTCAGGTTACAGATATCTCATCTCTTCCAGAGACGATTGATTACATGGAATACTCAGATGATGAAAAGGAGAATCGCAGAGCGAATACTCACAACATCGAGAACCATGGCATCACTGGACTCAAAGGTATTATAACTAACTTATTTGAGTTCAAGGTAAAGAAGGAAGACTCTAAGATATTCGGCCAAACAATGGCAAGAATTACCGTACAGGATCCTTTTGATAATACTCTAGATATAATATGCTTCCCTAATTCTTGGGAGGCAGCTAAAGAAAGAGTAGAGAAAGAGTTGTCTGGCGGTAAGGGTGAGATGAAGGAAGGTATTGCTATCTACTTCAACGGTTCTTTCCAATGGGAGAACGAACACACGTATTCTTTCATACTTGGTGATATATTGTCTTATAAGGACTCCCCGAAGGTTCCTAAGTCTCTGAAGTCTAAGTCCGTGAAAATACCTAGGAAGACCAAGGTAAAGAAGGATGATGTCAAAGAGCTGAAGAAAGAGGACCTAGCGGAAGCTTTGGAGGATGAACTTCTGTTTGAAGGTAAGACTCCAGTAGATGAAGATGATGAATTTAACTTTAGGTGATAAATGAGATGTGTTTCTTGCGGTGAAGATATTCCTCCAAAGTGGGTTGCAGTTATAGAGAAGAACGTATGTCCTTCTTGTGATGGCCCTATTATGACTGATGATGCAATCTCTCTTAGAGATGAGTTAGCAGATGCATTAGCGAGGATGCCAAATGATCCGCAAGGAGTCACAGGATGGCTGCTGTCTAATTACAGAGTCCAGAAGATTGGTGATGCTGAACCAGTTGATAGATTCAATAGACCGGGACAGCAGCCTGCTCATCCTGCCCAGCAGCCTCAAGACGGTGGGCCTGAGTTAAAGGAGTTCAAAGTAGCATCATCTCCTTACGAAGAGTTCTTAGCTAGAACTGACTTCAAGAATAAGGTCCATGAAACTAACGCAACGATAAGATCGAAGCAAGATAGAATGGCTCAGATGGCGGCGAATATAGCTTCCGTTGAAGACCCTTACGGTGGAAATACTACACAGAATGTATCTGCGCCAACGCCAGAATCTGATCAGGAAGACTATCTAGCTCTTCAACAGATGAAGGCTGAAGCTGCAGGTGCTCCAGCTTTACCTCCAGCAGGAGGAGGGGGAGCGTTATCTGCTGAGCAGATAGCTATGATGCAAAATCAAGGCTCACCAGATATGGCCCAGATGGGAGCTGATGGTGTAGCGAGAGCTAACGTAGGTATGAATGATGGTGAGCTATCGGATGCTGAAAAGCTCTTAATTGCGCAGACTGGTAATGATGGTCATAGAGTAGTTCACAATAATAGACTAAAGAGAATTAAAGCTCAGGAAGCTATTGAAACTGGCGGCGGATCATTTACGAGGGCGTAATGACTCTGAAGATTATAGACAATAAGCGTATAGAAATGACTGTGGATGAGTACGATATGTACAAAGATATCTGCAGAGCTTTTGATCGTCCGAACTTTCAGGGTGAGGAGCTATTTAAGGGGCATTTTGAAACGGACAAGCATGGAATGATTACCATGATTACCCCGCCCATGAATAGACAAAACTCGCCTATAGTACACTCTTTTCTTTTAAACATACAGAATAATCAGCAGCTTAGAGTGAACCGCAAGATAGTGGAGACTCTGGTGAAAGAAGCTTCGGACAAGATAAAGGCTTTAACCGAGCATGCCCAAGAGTTGCAGAACAAATTAGACGAAGCCCTAAAGAAGTAATAGTCGAGCAGAGCCGTGGTGACGCCTCCTAATTAAAGAGATTGGAACACCATGAGCGAAGAGCAACAAGATAGCACAGAAGTAAACACCACTAACACTGAACAGTTCACATCAGTTAGTTCATTTAAGACTAACTATGAGAAGATTCTTGTTGAGTTAGATGCGCTTGCTAAAGGCGTATATGACGAAACTGAGGCAGCTCAAACAGCTGCATTATGCCTCCTCGCTGAAGCTGGGTTAATAAAAGTCCTAGCTCAGGCTGAACAGCGATCAAGAGGTCTGAAGCGTGATATAGATTTCGCTAAGTCTGATGCGTTTTATAATCTCATGCAGACTAAAATTGATGGCAAAAAAGTTGCAGCAACAGCTGTGCCTAATTTGGTATCTAAAGACGAAAAAGTTAACGCACTATATCACGAATTCAATATGGCGGAAAAAGAGGCCCGAGAATTAGCGAACTTGCTAAATGTACTCAAAGACGCACATATTACATTCAGAATGCTTGTTAAGAAAGGAGGTCAGTAATGGCAGTACGAAAGAAATCAGCGAAAAAAGCTGGAATAGAAGTAGAAGAAACAAACGAAGAAACAACTGAAGAAACTGTAACGTCAACCGTACCAAAGCTCGATTTAGATATCGGTAAGCTTGTAACGGATGTAAGAGGACGATACGGTAAAGATAAGGGCGGTCTGTCTCAGGACTTGGTAACAGGTGGGTCTATCTCACTTCCAACCGAGGATGGAGCATTCGTTCTATCGAATGAAGTAGAATTCTGGAAGCCACTTGTTGGTGTTAAAGGAATTCCATACGGAAGAATGGTCCAGGTATCTGGTAAGCCAGACTCCGGTAAGTCAACTACGGCAATGCTTTTTATGAAAGCAGCTCAGGAATCTGGTGCTCTAGTTATCCTCTGGGACTCTGAGAAGAAGTTCGATGTCCAGAGATATAGAGACATGATGGGAGGTGATCCCGATCAGCTATTGGTGTCCAGATCTAAGAATATTGTCGAGGGTGCCAAGCAGGTGGCCTGGTTTGTAAGAGCCGTAAAGGAGCAGAACCCAGACCAAAAGATTCTTATTGTTTGGGACTCTGTTGGTTCAACTCTTAACTCAAAGCAGGATGACGACGATGAGGATGAATTCTCACAGCAGCCTGGTGTTGATGCTAAGGAAATTACCTTCGCAGTTAAGAAGTTCAATAAGCTAATGGAGCGTTTTAGAAATCAGGAAACTGGTGACGAAACTATCGCAGTGTTCTGCGTTAACCAGGTTTATGCAAACATTGGATCAGTTGGGTCCAAGGAAAAAGGCGGAGCCGGATTAGAATATCTGTCGAGCGTCATCCTCCAGCTGACTCGTAAATCAGACCTCACAAGACAGAAGAACGGACAGAAGATTAAGTACGGAATTCTGACTAGAGCGAGGGTTAAAAAGAATCACTTATTCTCTGGAGAGGATTGTTTGGCGGAATTGAATCTAGTTGTCACCGCAGATGGAATTAAGCTTGAAGACAACGTGAGAGCATCCTTCGTCAAATCAGGAATCATCGTAGAGAAAGAATCTTAACTTAGCAATTAAGATAGGACAGATAATGTCACACATACCTAAACCAGTGGACAAAAATGCCACTAAACCGATATATGTAATAACAGTCAGGGATGAAGAAGACAAGCTCGTCTACATAAAAACTAGGCAAGATTACTTCAACATTTTCCCAACACACATTGATGTGAAGGGCCTGGTTATTACAAAAGCACAAGCAACGAAACTAAAAAAAGCAACTGATATTGACCGTACATTCGGTAAGAAGGAAGACCAGATTAACTTCTTAATTCCTTTGAGCAAATGGGTCAAAACCGATAATATAAGCTTTAATGGTGTTGCATAACGAAACAAAGTAAAAAGGAAAATAAAATGACAACTACAAATGGATTTGGACTAACAACTTGGGACGAGCAGAATCAGACTTCAAAGCCACAGGCTCCACAGAATGATTCTCAAAAGATCGAATTCGTTCGTCTTAAGGAAGGCAACAACTCTCTCCGTATCATCACTGCGCCAGCAAAGTATTGGTTCGTGAAGTTCGAGGATGGCAAGTCACAGTATGGCCGCCGTGTTAACTGCGCATACCCTGGTGTGTCAAGAGATGAGTGCCCAACTGTTAAGGCAGGCTACAAGCCAAAGAAGCGTTATCTCACTGGCGTTATCGTTCGTAACGCTGACGGTGATGACGAGGTTAAGCTCTTCGATATGTCTGTTCTTGTTTACGAACAGCTTCAGGCATTCAAGGATGATCCAGAGTACGGAACTCCAGATCAGTTCGATATTAACGTTCGCTTCAACCCTAAGGCTGCATCCCCAGGCGGATTCTACACCGTCATTCCTCGTGGCAAGAAGCCTCTCTCCGAAGAGGATCAGGCCCTCATCAATGATGTAGGAACGGATGTTATCTCTGAGAACCTTACCCGTCTCTGCACTCCCCCAAGTGTTGAGCGTGTCGAGGGCTTCCTTAAGAAGCTCGGCTGGGACGGTTCTTCAAAGGTTGAGTCTGCATCTGCCGGTGGCTCTTCAGATGGTAATCTTCAGGAAGCAACTCCTGCGAATTACTCATTCGATAAGCCAGCAGCAAACGCTTAAAGCTTAAAACTTAAAATAATCTCATCTTGTCTTTTGGGAATGGTTGGAAAAGGTCAGCAGAAATGCTGGCCTTTTCTTTTGTTATATTGTCCTGTATGGGATTAATACAACTAAAAGCCACAGACCTAAAAGAACTGAAGAAGCGCTGGTGCGAGGAGCAGGATTATGTATGTCCTTTGTTTAAGAAGCGTTACGACTTAGATCAGTTCGCTGTAGACCATCAGCACAAGCTTGTCTCAGAGATGCCTGACGAGACCGGCAAAGGTCTGTGTAGAGGAGCCATACACTTCCAAGCTAACTCTATCGAAGGTAAAATGACAAACGCCTTTAAAAGATACGGCGGAGATAAGCACATCGATATAGTTTCCTTCCTGAGAAACCTAGCGGATTATCTTGAGAGAAATAAGATACATACTCATGAGAAACTAATCCATCCATCAGAAAAACCCAAAGCAGCTAAACTAATGAAATCATCTTATAACAAATTAGTTAAGGCTGTGAATGGTAAGCAGAAGGTTCCTCAGTACACTGGGAAGTTCACGAAGCCACTAGAGAAGCTGTTCGAGAAGTATGGGTTGAAACCAGAATTCAAAAAGTCGAGTGCGGCCTCAGTCGATCCTACACAGCAGGGATAGGAATATCAAAATGGATATACGACAAGGATGTAGCCTATTGGGCCTAGAGACTGGTGCGTCTACGCATGATGTAGAGAAAGCTTTCAAGAAGCTAGCTATAAAGTACCACCCAGATAAAAATAAAGGGAAAGAAGATGAGGCCGAAAAGAAGTTCAAGGAAGTCTCTGAGGCTTATCACTTCTTGAAAGAACACGGGACTATTCCCGTTGATCCAATACATAACTTTAATGGCGGCGGAGGTTTTGGTGGCACTACAATGGAAGATATCTTTCAGCAGTTTATTAATGTTCAGGATTTTTCGGGCCCATTTAGAAGAACAAATACGCAGTCTAGAGTTAATGTAAAGGGAACAATAGATATCTCTTTTGATGAATCAGTAACTGGATGTACTAAAGAAGTAGCTTATTCAAGAAGGTCTAAATGTAAGGCTTGCGATGGTACTGGTTATGGTCAGACAGTTGATGGTCCGTGCAAGAAGTGCGATGGCAAGGGGACTATTCATGTAAGAGGTAAGGACTTGCCATGTACTGGCTGTGGAGGGTCTGGAGTATCAAAGTCTTCTTTTGCTTGCAATGTTTGCAAGGGCTCTAGGTTTCAGCAAGAGACTAGAACCATTACTGTGAATATCCCAGCTGGTATTGAAGCGGGTAATAAGATTAGAGTCATAGCCCAAGGAGATTTTGTTAATCGAGGGTATGCAGATGCTTTCTTTAGGATAGCTATTGAAAAGGACTCAGAGCTTTATAGAGAGGGAACTGATGTTATATCTAATATTACAGTGCCTCTTCTTGATGCACTGAAGGGATGCTCAAAGGAAGTGAGAACATCCTACGGTAAGAAAACTTTGAAGATTAAACCAGGTGTTCGCAACGGTGATACTGTAAGAGTAAAGGGATTTGGAGTAGCTAGGCAAGGCTCTCATATTTTTAAGATAACTGTTGACTATCCTAATGATACAGCACCATTGATTGATTTATTAGAGAGCTACCCTGGAGACAATCCAGAAGAGATTGAAGGAGATTAATTATGCCATTTAGAACATTTTGCAACTCTGCTGATAAGACTTGCAGGAAAGAAATAGAACCACTTATAGATAAAGAAACTCATAAGGTTTATTGTCCAGAGTGTGGTCTTGAGATTACATCAGTAGATCCGTTCATGAAGAGACAGTTAATCTCCATGGGTCAGGTTAAAACAGAGTCTCAAGAAAAGACGCCATATGCTGTTAAGTGTCCATTGTGTGGAGAAAAGAAACAGCCTAAGCTTGGCAAGAACAGGGAGATACTCTGCGGAGCATGTGGAGAAGATATCACTAAGTCACTTAGTGGCCCGTTTGTCGAGATGCTCAGAGGGGCGATCTCTAAAAAGTAATGTTACAAGATTTGATAGAACGTTCTGATGTCTTTGAGGCTATCACGGACGCATGCTCTCATTTATTGAGAACACACCCCGATGCGCAAGAGTGTAGGCAGTACATCGATGCAAGGCTTTCAAAGGAGTTTCAGGCTCGCCACGGCATCGGATACTTCCCTTCTACGCATAATTTGGACGTTATTATAGAGCTTGTTGGGCGTGAAGCGCTTGAAAAGTTCAGCATTATCTATCCAAAGTACACTGCAACCGGCTCCGTTTTGAAGGGTCATTTCAATGATCATTCACTGGTTATGCCATTCCGTAATGTGCATGGAGATATTGTTTCAATATTAGGTAGGTCTATACTGCCTGACAGCCAACAGAAAGAACTTAAGATCCAAAAGTACAAGTACTCTATCAACGCAGATAAAGAACTCTACGTGTATGGATTAGATTTGGCGAAGAAATCGATACTAGAAAAAGATTTTGTTATCTGTGTGGAGGGTCAGTTTGATTGTATAGCTTGTCATAAAATGGGGATTGATAACGTTGTTGCTCTGGGGTGGGCTACGTTGTCTAGGTATCAGGCATACCAGCTATCGAAGTACACGAAGAACATCGTGCTAATGTTCGACAATGATTCGGCTGGTAAAAAGGGCGTGGCACGAGCCAAGTCTAAATATGGTGGTATAGTTAATATTGAGTCTTTGTTTCCACCGAGTGGTTATAAGGACATTGATGAATTTTTCAAAAAAGAAGCATCTATTGAGAGAAAGGAGAGTGCAGTATCTTTATTGAAGAATCTTAGATGATATATGGAGTAGTATGGTAGATAGAAAATGTTCTAAGTGTGGCGAAGATAAGCCTGCCGATCTTTTCCCTAAGGGAAGGGCGCAGTGCAAGCCATGCCGTGATGCTTATCATGCTGAGTATCGTAAGAAGAATAAAGAGAAGATTAATGCTGGGATGAAGGCTTATTATGAAAATAATCAGGCCGAAATCAAAAGAAAGCATAAAGAGTATAGAGAAAATAACAAAGATAAAATTAGTAAATCTAATAAAGAGTGGCGCTCAAAAGATTCCAGTAAGGAATACGCAAGAGCCTACAGGCGAGAATGGCAGAAAGAAAGGCTAGGAAAAGATCCTGCATTCAAGCTCAGAAGAAACGTATCTAGATTAATAAACTTCAAGATCAATAAGAATTCAAAATCATCCTTTAAATACCTACCATATACAGTTCAAGAGCTGAAGACACACTTGGAGTCACAGTTTGAGGATTGGATGACATGGGATAATTGGGGAAAGTACAGAGTTGATTCGTGGAATGATAACGACAAATCAACATGGACTTGGCAAGTAGATCATATCATCTGCCAAGCTGACCTTCCTTATGACTCGATGGAGCATCTGAATTTCAAGAAGTGTTGGGCGCTTAGTAATCTAAGACCTTATTCATCAAAACAAAATCAGAAAGATGGTGTAAGTAGGACTAGACATAATAGGGGATGATATGGTGGATAGAAGTAAAAATAGAAGCGACCGTTACCAATCTTTGTTCGCAGAATTACCTTACTCAAATGAGATGATGGCGGAGTTCGCAGAGCGTGAAGGCATAATGACCAGGAATGATCCGGAGCTTCGTGAAAGGTATTTGGATGCAAAAGAAAGATTAAGACTAGCATTTTGGCGATTGGTTGATGAGCAACTAACCGCCCGTCAAAGAGAAGTGATGAAGCTGTACTGTGCAGGATTCACACAAATAGAGATTGCGAGGAAGCTGAATGTTAATCAGTCCTCAATAACAAAATCAATTAATGGCAACTGCGATTACAGAAATGGCAAGAGAATATACGGTGGTGCAAAGAAGAAGCTAAGACGATTAGCAGACAAGGACCCGGAGATTCAAGAGATTCTCAAAGAGCTTGCTGAGATAAACGCCGAGTACGATTATTGGTAAAAGAAAAGCCCAGTCATTCCGACTGGGCTTCTTTTTTGTCCTGAGCGCGTCTGCGCTTTCCTAACAGCCTCGACCACATCTTCCTGTTGCGTCTTCTGATTTTCTCAGTCGATCCCCAGCAGGTGCCCCCAATTGCCCCATTCTCTCCCGGAAACTTGGGCTTGTACTTAGCTCTTCGCAATCCTTTGCCGTGATGTTTTGACCTACTCATGAATGCCTTCTACTTTTCTGGCTGATACCTCAAAGTATTGCAGCTCAGGGTCACCATCCCAATGAACTAGATAGCAAGCTCTGGTGAACATTTCTCTGAGGATAGTTCCCTCACGTCCTGTTTCTAGGTGCTTTACTCTTTTGCCGGTTTCGTAAGCCATGGTTAATTCCTTGGGGGTTCTTGAAACTTATACCCATCTGGTCCTGCGTAATACGGAAAAATTACATCACCAGGCTTAATTCTGTTGTTGATGGAATCTTCAATAATCTGACGAACGGTCTCAAATTTAAACTTAGGGCACCACAATTCCTTCCTGTCGGGGAAGTACTGACCAGAGAAGTAAAGCTCTTTACCTTTGTATACATCAGTCCTGCCGCCTTTCTTGTGAACGTGGACGGTGAATTTGATGTTATTGATGATGTGATTGTATACCATATTTCAGCATTCCAATATGAATGTTCTGTATGCAAAGACTATAGCACTTCTTGATATCTTTGTCAAGAAGGCAGAGGAATATGATGATGAAGCCACCAATGTTGGGGGTACTGTTCAGGCTATTACTCCACAGGAGATTGAAACACCTGATGATTTTAAAGTTTCAGCAGACATTTACAACAAGACCTTTAACTTAGATAACTTCCTCTCAATACCAGACGATGATTTAAGGACTATAAGAACTTATCTTAATAATACATTAAGGCCAGGTGATTACAATATGGAAACTCTGAGGCAGCTTAGTGGCGGTAAGTATCAGGAGTATGCTGCCTATATGAATGCCTATGGAGGTATGGATAGGGGAGAGTTCAATATCAATACGTTGAACTCAATATCTGATAAAGATGTTGATCTTATTAGAGATTATATTCAGAAAACATCAGAGTCATTTGATATGGATGTGCTCAGGAATCTTACATCAACAAAAGCATATTACTACATTGATCATCATTTAGATCCAGTGTCTGAAGGTAAAGATGCTGGTAGGGGCTCTGGAAGGATCGTTTATAACCTTGGTGATAAGGTGATTAAGTTAGCTCATAATGATGCTGGTGTTTATCAGAATACTATGGAGTCCAGGATTGCTTCAAGAAACGATCTTCTTGCTGACGTTTATGAGGTTGGCCCTAAGAATAGGTGGATTGTATCTGAGAAGGTAAGGCCTATGTCACCTGACGAGTTTGCTATCCGTACTGGAATACCGCCCAATATTACTGATAAGGGTAATACCTCAAAGATTAAAACATTGAAAAATGAAGAGCTTGATCGGTTGGCTTTGAGGTATGACATGGAAGATGATGCCAAGGAGCTTTTAAAGCAGATGGCAGGTTTACATAGAGAGTTTGGCACAATTGTTGGAGATATTATCAATCCAGAACACTGGGGAATATCAGAGGATGGAACAGTCAAACTATATGATTACGGCCTAGATTCTTCTGGGCATGATAAATTTTACGATAAAGAGACCGGGTTATTTAAAGCTGGCCCAACACAGGAAGAGGCAGATGCTTTAAATAGGTTTATGGATAGGTCAAAGCAGATCTCAGAAGAGCACGAAAATCTAGGCGTAATAGAGCTTGCCAACCTGTATGAGCAGGTAATAACTAAGTTGGCAAGATAAGAATGGCTATATCTTGATATAAATATGAGTAACACCAGATTTTAATGGTAGGGTATTCTACTATTTATTTGGTATGTTTTTAGCTTTAGGATGATTATAGCGTGTACACACTTCCCAAGCTTGGAGAATTAAATGGATAAGTTTCTTGTAGATTTTACTAAACTTGATACAAAAGTAAATGGACCAAAGGTATTTAAACTAGCAGACGTTCAGGATAAGATTCAGAAGGTTGCTTTTGATGTTGTTCGTTTTCGAGACAATGCTGACACTGATCAGCTTTGGAGAATTGAAGACTCAAACGATGGTCCAGTAATCGTGGCTATGTATGATTCAGAGATGGCCGACGAAGGTAAGGTTGCAGAAGCTTCCGTCTCCGGTTCAGATTGGGGTGCCATAGCAGATTCAGAAACCTCTGTTAACATCTTCTATAAGGGAGAGGCTATTAAGAGAGTTGCAGCTTCTGATGTTGGTATCGATGATGTTAATCTCCTTTGCAGATGGCTTCCAGAGAAGCTTGCTTCAGACAAGGGATTCCGCTCTGCACTAGTAAGTGACATATCAGAAGAGTCCAGAGACTTTTTACTTTCTAAGTACCCAGAGCTAAAAGGATAATAATGAGTTCTTTAAAGGATATCGCAAGAGACGTTGTGAAGGCAGCTAATGTAATCAATGCTTCTGAAAAGGCCAATGAGCAATTCTTGGTTCCTTCATTGGCTAAGAGAGCATCTAAGGCAGCTGAGCAGTACCCATATGACCACGCTATCATTACTGCCGCTCAGGTTCTAAACAAGATGGCTCAGGACACACCTTTCATTACTAGAGCAGAGCTTAATGGTATTTATGACAAGCTCTCTTCTAACTCTTCCAAGCTTGGAGAGGTGTTTGCTGAGGAGCTTGATAGGGGTGAATTGCTCAAGGGACCACAGCTATACAATCGTGCTGGTGAGCAGCAGGACCCAGTTAATGACTTCAATGTTGTTGCTGACCCTGTTCTTCAGAATGCACTTGCTTCAGCTCTTGATGGCTCTGGAGATTACAAGCCATACTCTGCTGAGGTAGCTAGAAGAGCTGAGAAGGTTTGTAATGCGGGTCTTATGGAGGTAGGTTTAGCTCCAAAGAAGATTTCTGTATTTGCTGGTCAAGAGGACCTCATCCTTTGCAAGGCTGAGTATCAGACTCCAAAGGGCAATACTTCAGTGGTTATTCCAGTTGAGATTAAGAAAGAGGCAGCTCTTCTTCCAACAATGTTCCTTGGACAGGATTCATTTGTTGACTTGAAGGGAGATCTTCTTAAGTCACACATTATTGCAACAGCTGGTAAGTCTTACCATGTTGACGGAGAAGGCGTTCTCAAGGTTCTTTCAGAAGTAAAGAACGGACCAAAGAAGATTGCTTCTGAGGTTGAGATGGCAGTCATTGCTATGAGGTCCGAGGGTTCTGAAGCAGCAGCTATCGGCCAGGGCGTTGTAGGGATGAAGATTGCAGCTGAGGTTGACAATTCAATCAAGGACCCAGAGTTCGAGAAGACAGCTGAGCACTTTGAGTTTGCTGAGCGTGTTACTTCTGCAGATGGTGCTGCACAGTTCCTATTCTCAAAGAGAATTGTTGAAGCTGGTCGTGACATGATTGTTCGTAAGATGGCTGAGTTTGGTCACAAGCATGTGCAGGTAAAGGTTGCATCATGTGAAGACAACAAGATCAATTATGCAGTTGGTGTCGGTGTAAATGCTGGAATGCTTGTTCCAGTTTCAGTTGTACGTAACAACGTTCTTGAGCCAAAGATTGCAGCAGCTTCCGGAAAGGTTAAGTCATTTGATAAGGCTGGGATTCATGAGCTTGTTCATGATACCAAGCCAGACACAAGAGTTCTCGCAGCGTCTTCAATGTCTGCTGGTCTCAAGCCATCTGAGCTTGTTGAGCAGGTCAAGGAAGCAGTTGCTGAGGGTAATCTACTTAAAGCTGAGGACTGCATCAATGTTCTCGGTGAAGTTGATAAGTACGCACAGAAGGTTGCAATCGCAGTTCTTCTTCAGGGAATCTCAGACCCAATGGCTGGTTCAGCAGAGTCCAGAGAGGGTGGTTCTGCAATGCAGGGATACGGTGACAAGTTCACTACCCTAGCAGGACAGCAGGTTCGTGACGTACCAGTATTCAACTCATACAACGTTTTCTACCCAACAGAGGACTAATATGACTAATAAAGTCGCAGAAGAACTTATCGACGTAATTATAGACTCTGATGAGTGGTATCCAGTTTATGAGCTTTTGGATGCTGGAGTCGTGGAGGGACGTAATACCGTTAAGGTTTCTAAAGACCTCTATGATAGATGGAAGGCATCAGAGCAAGAGTTCAAAAGTATTCAGAAAGAGATACAGGATGCTGCTGAAAAGGGCCGAGGTGATTCGGTGCTTGAATCTGAAAGAGAGGGTTTCTCATCAACTATGGGAGATATTATGCCAGCGACAACAGCCTCTAAGAATAAAGAACTTCGTAAGATTGCTAGAGATCTAGAAGATAAGTTTGCAAAGCTTAATTCTGTTGACCCAGAGGTAACAAAGTTATTTGCAATCGCCACCTCTGCCTTTGAGAAGGTAGCGTCTTCCTACCCTGACGATGAGGTTGGGGCAGAGGATCTCACAATCCTTGCTGCATTAGCTTCTGCTTTCGATAAGTCTGGTGATACAGAGCTTCAGAAAGAGGCTGCAGACATCGACCAGATGCTTATGGCGATTGCTAACCCAAAGCATGCACTCGCAAAGCTTAACGAGGTTTACGATGCAGAACTTAACAAGCTTCGTGAGGAAGGCCGCTCAGAGCAGCGTGAGAAGAAGTACTCAGCAGGTGATGAGCTTGCAGAGATGCATGGACATAAGGCTATTGCAGATGCTGTTGACAAGCAGGTTCGTAGGTACCGCCCAATGGAGGCACCACTTTCAACACGTTACTCACCAGACCGCCCAGGTGTTTCTCTTATGAGAATTACTGATTCTGTTTACCAGGATCCAACAACTGGTAAGATTTACAACTATGAGTCTGGTTATAAGACAGATAAGGGAAATGAGATTCCTGGTTCATCTGTCAAGCATCAGACTGAGTATGCAGAGGGTGCAAACGATTCTCGTTCAATGTTTACAACTAGAGAATCTCTATCTTCTCAAGCATCTGCTGATATAAAAAAAAAAGTAGTTAAAGCATACGAAGATCATATAAATGATATCTCAACAGAAAATGAAGATGTTCGTATTGTTCAGGATGTAACAAATTATGATGAGTCTAGTGCTTATCATAATAATCCTGAAATGGTTCAGTATGCAGAATATATACAGAATAATTTTCCTGGGGTTGTAGCATTTCCTGTATTTGATGCTTCCAAAGCAAATCCAAGTGGTGAGCTAGTTGTAAGGTCTCCTATCCAGGATACTGCCAATTATTATATACAGGTTAAGCTGGAAGGTAGTCAGGTAGCAGGTGCTCAAAGATCATCTTATAACCCAGATGTCATTGCAGATAGCCTTAGAAAACTTTCTAACGCTCCTGCGCATATTTATTTTGATAGCAGGTTATAAATTGTATTATGGCAGATTACAAAAAGATACTTGACCATCCCGAGGTCCAAGGGATAATTGATAAGCTAATGATGGGAGAGACTCCGAAGGATGTTTCTTCCTATCTTAAGCATAAGTACGATAAGCCTGATGAGAACCATCTCAGGCTTTCTGTGTCTTTATTAGACAAGTTCCTAAAGAACTACTGCAATACCTCAGACTTCATGAACAAGATGGTGAAGGATGAGAAGAATGGCGCGTTAGATAAGCAAATAGCAGATTCTCTTCTCAATAACAAGACTTGGAAGGAAAGACTTGCAAATCTTACAGATGAGAAGATTGATATTGAAAAAAGGCTGATACAGCAGATTCACATCATGGATGTGCGTGCTGAGCAGATCTTCGACAAGATTCAGGAGAATCCTGGATCTACTAAGCTCGATTACGTCATGACGAAATATTTCGAGCTTTCTACGATGCTGCTTGAGAAGGCAGATAAGATTATCAATAAAGCTCCTGACCAGCGTATTGAACATGTTCATACTGTGCAAATGGTTGAGCAGCAGTCTACTGTATTTCAGAACGCAATCAGGAGAGTTATTTCAAGACTAGAGCCTGAGCGTGCAAATGAGTTTATGGAATTGCTATCAGAGGAAATGTCTGACCTTAAGAGCCCGCAGCTTGATGCTCCGGTCACAGTTGCGTCTTCACAGAAAGAGGTGACTAAGGTTGAGGAAAAGGCAGCAGAATTAGATAAGGATCTAGGGGAGTTTGAGTAATGCAGTACGATGTTGAACAGCTTTCTCAGACAGGGAAGCTTAACGATTATTTTAAGGATAAGCTTCAGAAGTCTTGGATGTTTATGAATTCTGACATGCATGATGACTATGGTGACTTCATGCAGGATGTTTTCAAGATGTCTGAGCTAGGTGTTTCATCAAAGGAAGACGAGCTTGCTTTTAGAAGAATTCAGCATGATGTTCCTGATGTAATACAAGACATTGTTGATAAAGATTTTCAGCTTGGTGACTACTGGATAGACGCCTTGATGGAAGAAATGTTCAAAAATCGTAGCGAGTATGACATGTCAGATCTTGTTTACGTATTTTGTTCAGTAGCAAAAGCTGCACAAAAATTAGACATTCCCCTCTCTGAAGAGGCTAATCAGTCTTGTTATATGCAAAAGGCAGCTTACCCACAGGGACTTCAAGGTGAGAACATGAAGACCCAGTATGATATCTCTAAGTGGATACACGCAACAAAAGACATATATTCTAGGATATACAGGTTGGGTTTGCCATATAACACAGCGTTCTCAGCAGTAACAGACAATTGGGATAAAATGGAAAAATTAGACTATAAGCACTGGTTAAAGTTCTACACGGAAGGTGTTCCATCTAAGTACCCAAAGCTAGCGAGCGCAGGTCTTAGAAAGCAGGCACAGGGATATGTGTCTGATAATGGTTTTTATTTGCCAACAGCAAACCTCCTGCCACATCAGCAGCAGGAGGATCCAAAGCCAAGGCCAAGCATAGATCGTAATGAAGTCAGGGATAAGATTGAGTCTCAGCGCTCAAAGATTCTCTCTAGACTATCATCTGCAGAGAGACTCCTTTGTTCTCTTGATGGTCAGCATTTCGCTGGAGATGAGCAGGACTTCATGCTGAAGCTTCTTCAGGATCTTAAGAGGAAGGTTCAGACAGCAAACAAGATTTCAATTAAGTCATCTCTTTTCTATGACCTTGTTAAGAGGGCTGGCAACTACATGCACGATGTGCGTGGTTCAAAGAGAGGAAAGGCTTTCTTTTACAAGACAGCTCAGATAACAGATCCTTTTGCAGGAGCAACTCCACCAATGGGAGATCCAATGGGCGGAGACCCAATGGGTGGTAGTGGAGCACCTCAAGGTGGCGGCGAGACTACTGGTGATGCTGCAGAGGATACTAGGCTTGCAATTCGTGAGATGTTAGAGATGGCTGAGAAGGGCGTGTACGATCATGATGATGATCCTGATGAGAGAGCTGCAATCAAGAAAGAGAAAGAGCAGGCAGCTGCTGCTGCTGCTCCAGCACCTGCAGCACCTGCAGCACCTGCACAGGCACCTCAAGGTCAGGCACCAGCTGAAGGCGCTCCTCCGGAGGGCGGTTCTCCAAAGAAAGCATCAGCATTTGATGATATTGTAGTTACTGCTCAGGCAGCTCCAGGTGCTGAAGACCTTAACATTGGTGAGGCAGAAGCTGCTCCACCAGAGGATAAGCCACAGCAGCAGAGGGAGAAGCTTGACCCACAGGCGGCAGAACAACCTGCACCAGAGGGAGAGATTACAGTTGAAGAGGACGACACTGATGACGTAATCGAGGCAGCTCTCGATAACATTACGGTTAAGGATGCAATCTCTCGTCTTGAGATTCTTGTTGGAATCTACAAGCAGCGTGAGGTTCCACGTCAGCTTGCAATTCTCGATATCATGATGGACCAGCTTGGTCTCTCATCATTCTTCCCTCAGCTTGGTGAGGCTCAGTCAAAGGCGCTTGAATCTACTCAGTACATCTCTACTCGTCTTGAAGATGTTCTTTCTAAACTTCAGGGCTCCGTGCAATCAGCAGAAGGTGAGAAGTGGGTTGAACAGAGCAAGACCACTGATCCAGATACACAGGCTGTTCAGAACGATCTTCAAAGCAAGCAAGATAAGGAAGAAGAGCGTAAAGAGATGAGAAAGCAAAAGTCTGACGAGAAGCTTGATCGCTCTAATAAACCAGATGTTGGTGAGCAGGCGGCTCAAGAACTAGCAGGTCCAGCTCAGGTTGAAACAGGTACACCAGTACAGGTGAGATAATGACTATTAAGGAACTCTTAAACCTTATAGCCAGAGTGGCTAAAGAGGAGGGCACGTCTGAACCCTTTATAGTTGGCGGTGTGCCAAGAGATAAAGCTATGGGTCGTGCCGAAGAGATCCAGGATATCGATCTAACTACTGGCGATGAATCAATCAAGAAGCTTGCAGATGCAGTGAACAGGGTTCTTGTTGCTAACTACCCTGATGTCAGCATGAAGACATTTCCTGATGGTCACTCACAGATAAATGTAGATGGCATGAAGGTAGATTTCTCATCTAACTTCAAGTCACCACAGGTTGATGAGCTTCTTAAAAGGGCAGGGGCAGAGCCAGACCCAATGACCGCAGAACTTATGTCTAGAGATTTCACAGTAAACTCTCTTCTTCTTGGTATGGACCTGTCTACTATTAAAGATCCAACCGGCTCCGGAATGAAAGACCTGAACGCCAAGATTCTCAAGACACCACTGCCTCCAAACATAACATTAGGTAATGACCCTAAGAGAATTCCAAGAATAATTTATATGGCTACTAAGCTTGGCTTTGATGTTGAACAGCCAATCATTGACTTCGTTAAGCAGAATCCACAGCTTATGGAAGGTGTAAAGGATAGATATATTGCTGATAAGATTCATGACTCACTGGATAAGGATCCTGGAAAGACTGTGAAGCTAATAACTGAAATGAATCTGTGGGACTACATTCCAATGACGGAAAAGATAAGGCCTTATGTTGGGAGGAACTAATGGCTAAGAAAAAGAAGACAAAAGCGCCAGAAGGTCACCCATCTGAAAGAAAGGAAGACTTCAAGTCTGAGCCTCAAACTAAAGAGCAGCGTCAAGCAACTCGCAACAAAAAGCCTTTCTTTAGGAACTATGACTACACACAGGAGGGTCCTAATGAAACATCTCCAGGAGGTGGTTTGCATACAGGCACCAAGCAGAAATATAAATCTGTTAAGGAATTCGTAGAGAAGCGCAGGAAGCAAAATAAAAAAGCTTATAATAGGTTTTCAGAATTCTTAGAGGATATTTATGGCTAAGAAGGTCGTAAAGCTTGCAGTAATCAGAAAAGAGGATGCGGATCCATGTCCGTATGGCCTCTCTATACCTTTTGGTTGCAGGCATGCTGGTACCATTATCGACCAGATGGCACCTCTTGATATGGCTGGAGAGGACGCAACTCCTGAAGAACGTGACAAGATTGCGAAGGCTAATAAGAAGCTTTACACATGGCGTCTAATGGATTCAGCAGAGAAGCCACAGCCATGTAGGTACGCTTCATCAATTATGGATGATCAGGAAGCGGTCCAGTGTAACTATTCAGACACAGCTCCAGGAGTTGGTCAGGCACCAATCCTAGGCTCGCCATTCTATTCTAGAGTGATGTCAGGAGTGGCATTAGATGGTTTGTACTCAGTACCTGTTGGGTATTATGCTGACTACAATATCTCTAGAAATTTATACTATGGTATTTATTCTATCCAAGCAAACGCTAATCCTGAGCTTGTTAAGGTAGCCAGAGAGGCTAATAAGGATACAGCTAGAGGTGCTTGTGTATTGTTTTATTGTCCTGAGGATTCATCAGTACTTCTCCTTAAAAGGTCTAAGAAGGTAAATGATGGAAATACTTGGGGTCTTCCAGGTGGTCATATTGAGAAGGGAGAAATGCCTGCTCAAGCTGCTGCAAGGGAGTTATATGAAGAGATGGGGTTTGTTCCAGACTCCGGTGATATTCTTTCATCTGGTCATACAGAGTTCCATGGAAAGGATATTTGCGTTGTCTTTGTCACGACTGTGAGCAAGGAAGCGAAAGAAAAGTGGGATGATAAGATTAAGTTGAACTGGGAGCATGACGGTTATGAATGGTTCAAAACTTCTGATATTCCAGACAAATTACATCCAGTAGCTGAATTCATACTTGAGGATTCTGCTAATATTCAAGAATAAAGTAAGGAATCTAATATCTTTAGGTGATTATGTCTAGACAAAAAACAGCCCAGTATTTAGCAGAGATTGAAGTTGAGGACGATCTTCTAGTAGAAGACGAGTCGTATGGTGACGATGGCGTGTATGGCGATATCGTTATTGAGGACGAACATCCTGCTGACGATGATAAGAAAGACAAGAAGGATAAGAAAGAAGACAAGGACGATAAGGACGATAAGAAGTCTGATAAGGACGAAGAGATCGTTGTTCTTGAATTCGACAATGCTGATCCTGTATTTTTCATGATGCCTTCGGTTCCTGGCGCACTAGACGATTCAGATATTGTTGTTCCTGAAATCTCCGTTGAGGAAGATGAGAAGGAAGAAGAACCTAAGGAAATCGACCCATGGAATTGGCAGCACGGTGGTCATGCTCAATTTATCCCTTGGGCACAGGGAATGGTTAACATGACTCCACAGCACTCTGGTCATGATGTTTCTGGCCTTGAGCGTGCAGTTGCTTGGATTATGAGATTAATTAAGGAGTTCCCAAAGGCAATGTCAACTGACTTCAAGGGTGAGATTGATGTCGCATCTTCAGAGGAGCTTCGTGACTCTCTTCATGCCGCAGTTGGGCATATGAATGACCGTATGGAAAGAATTCTTTCTATCAAGGGTCGTGGCAAGAAGTCTAAGGCTGGTGCTGAAGGTGGTATGATTAAGGAAGCTCAGAAGGCTACCAAGATCACTGGTGTTACAATTACCGTTCCACTTCTTATTTCTGGTGTTGCTAGAACACTAATTAACGGAACAGTTTCTGCTGGTCACTCCATGGAGGACATGTATGACGAGCTAAAGAAAAAATACGCATTCACAGAGCGTGAAGAGTTTGAGATTCAGCTTCTTCTTGCTGACATGGGATGGCCAATGTATCAGGACCGTGGAAGAATTGGCGAGCAGGTTGATAAGTCTAAGTCAGATAACTTTGATTGGGCAGCTAACTACAAGAGCTAATAGGAAATAATATGAGCAGAGGCGGAATTAAAATAACACGTACTTCAGGTGAGCTTGATACTCCAAGCGCTTCAGATTCAAACGTTCCTGATTGGATGAAAGAGTTTGCTTCCAAGGCTGAGCAGATGGTTACTGCTGAACAGATGAGGCAGAAGGAAGCTGTGACAGTTGTTGATCATGCAAGAGAGCGTCAGGAGTCTGTATACAATCAGATGTACGCTATCATGAATGGCAAGAAGCCACTTTACTCATCTGTTGAAGAGGCAGTCACTGATTACCAGAAGAAGACTGGTCTTAATGACTACCTTGAGAAGATTCAAACCGAATCTCAGATGAAGGCAGCAGCAGCACATATCCTCGCAAAAGCAAAGGCTGATGAGGACGAGGCTGAAAAAAAAACTCTAAAATCTGATTGTCCAATGGTTTTTAGTTCCCATCCACAGGTGGAAGGGTTCATAGCAAATGTCCTTGATTCAAATTCTAGGATTCCAATTCCTGCGCTCATTCATATGATTGCAGAGAACTTTGAGGTTGATGGTGTTGACTCTAATCACTTAGATGACCCTGCACTGTCTCAATACATATCAGATGAACTAGCATCTAGAGAAAGACCAGATAATACAAACTACTCATCAATGGGTAAGGATGATGGTCTGCAAGACTCAGATGATAACGAGTCGTTCCTTGGAATCCTGCGCGATCAGGGCGGATTCTAAGGAGATAAATGAGAGGCGATAAATCACCGGAACAGGACTTGTTCGAAAAGTTCAAGGCTTCCGTATTAAATGTAGACCCCGTATCGTTTATTGAATCGAACCTCACCATCGACGGTGAGAAGTTTGATGTGTCAGGTGGATATAAGCCGTTCGCTGACATTTATCGATACATATGTCTAAAGGCTGTTGATGATAACTCATTGCCAGTAATTTTGGTTAAGGGCCGTCAGGTTGGTGCTACAACTATGGCTGCGGCTCTTGAGGCGTACTTTATGGGCTGTGGATTGTATGGCAACTCCACACGTTCACCTATGCGTATCATGCACTTGTTCCCGACCTTGAGTCTGGCAGCGGCGTACACAAAGGATAAGCTCACTCCAATCATCCAGCAGTCAGCACCAACTGAAATTCTAAAGTCTAACGGTCTACCAAAGTCAGTGATGGAGTCCAAGATGGATACTTCTTCACCGGCTAACGACAATATGCATTTCAAGAAGTTTCTTGGCGGAAACCAGATTTGGATTGAGTCAACAGGTCTGACAGGTGACCGTATTCGTGGTCGTACTGTTGACTGCTTGTTCTTCGATGAGGTGCAGGATATGACCGCACAGGCTATCGGTGCTGCTGATAAGATTGCAGCGCAGGCTAAGTATGGCGAAGTTGGTCAGGGCGTAAAGGTTCTCTTTGGTACTCCAAAGCAGAAGGGAGGTGCGTATTGGAACATGTGGCAGAAGTCTTCACAGCAATATTTCCACCTTCACTGCGAGCAGTGCGAGAAGCACTTCCCACTGTACCGTCCCGATGTGAACTGGGAGGACATCTGGCTTTACGGATTCATTGTCAAATGCACTCACTGTGGACATGAGCAGGATAAAAATAAGGCTGCGGCTAAGGGTAAGTGGATTCCTCTAGTTGTTGATGAGCCAGATACACCTGATGACAAAAAGCAGGTGAAGATGCATGGTTTTCATATTAACCAGCTTTACATACCTAGATTCTCTAAGGAGAAGATTCTGGCTCAGAAGCCAGGTATCTCACCAACCAATACCGAACGTATTTACATGAACGAGGTTTTGGGTGAGTTCTATGATGGTGAAGGCGGAACAATCTCTAAGGAAGAGATTATTGATAAATGCCTTGAGGATAGGAAGTTTGCAGCTCAAATCACTCCATCAGACAAGATTCGTGTCTATGCGGGGTTCGACTGGGGACAGAAGGCTAACTTGGATATGATGGCTGGTAACCGTCAGGGTCAGTCATATTCTTGTGCAGTTATCTTGACGGCACATGGTCCGGAGCTTTTCTCTGTTGATTTTGCAACGAAGCTCACCAAAAACGATCCGCAGGGCAAGAAGGATATCGTTGAAGAAATGTTCAGAAGGTACTCTGTAAACTTGTCAGTAGGCGATGTTGGTGATGCTGGAGACTTGACGCACACACTTCAGAGTACTTATGGAGATTCATTCCTTGGTTCTCGTGCAGCTAACTCTGTTAACGGTGGCATCAAGTATAGAGACGATGTATTCCCTAAGGAGATTGTTTTCGATAGAGATTACTACATCTCTGAGATGTTTGATCTACTTAGAAGGGGTTGTATCAAGTTCCCTCAGAAGTCTTGGGACAAAGTTGAGTGGCTAATTAACCATTGTTGTTCAATGGAAGTTAAGGTTACTACAGATACAAAAGGGGAGCCTAAGAGGCACTTTGTGAAAGGCAACACTCCTAACGATGGTTTTATGGCTCTTCTTAATGCTTATCTTGCTTGGAAGTTTGATGTGACCCAAAGGTTCCACATTAAGCAGCCAGGAGATAGGCAGCATGAAATAGCTCAAAATGGAACGTCTGGTCTAGCACCACTACTAGGATACGTACCAAACTGGTAAGTATCTGATATATATGAAAGCAAAGAGGAATTCTATGGATAAGTGGGGCCAAACCAATAAAACCAGAGCAGATCAGCTTAGAGATTTCAATCAAGCCCAGGAACTCTATGAACGTCGTCAAAGAATGCCGAGAGAGATTTCGGATGAGATGGCTAAGTCTGTTAGTGAACAAAGGCGAGATACACTTCAAATGGAGGCTCAGGGTGGTTACTTCAGAGAGAAGGGTGCAATGCCTGAGTTCGTTAATGGAAGGATGGATTTCAATACTGGCACATTTATACCTACAGGTTTTGAAGAGACAGCAAGCGCTAGACCAGATTTCTCAGATATAACTCCAGCTGGCTTTGTTAAGGGTAAGTCATTTAACAAGATGGCTTCCTTTAATAAGTTGGCCAATTTTGGCTCTTCTAGTTATGGAATGGGTTCAAATATTGGTTCAGCTTGGCGGGGTTCGAATGACACTGGACGCCAGGTTCCAGAGGTGTATTCACCTCTTTGGCTCAACTCCAATCTCAATCTTCCAAGAGACAGGGCCACGATTAACTCTTGGTCAAGATCTTTCTTTGCGCTGAATCCAATCGTTCAGAACGCAATATCCCTTCATTCAACATATCCAATCTCAAAATTAAACATAAAATCTAAGAATAGAAGAGTTGAAAAGTTCTTCTCAGATATGATTGAAGAGATTGATTTGATGAACATCTGCGTTCAGATTGCTCAAGAGTATTGGACTCTTGGCGAATCTTTTGTGTATGCAGAGCTTGATCAGTCTAAGGGTAAGTGGAAGCGCCTACTTATTCAGAACCCTGACTACATCACTGTAAAGCGTTCAGCAATGGCTGGAGAGCCAATGATGTCACTTAAGCCAGACGAAAACCTGGTTAGGATTGTTAACTCAAACAAGCCATCTGATATACAGCAACGCAAGCAGCTTGGGCCAGAAATTGTAGACTACATCAAGAAGGGTGCGAACATTCCACTCAATAACTTTAACGTATCTCATCTTGCTAGAAGAATTGCTCCTTATGAGGTGCGTGGAACCGGCTTAATTGTCTCATGTTTTAGACAACTTATGCTTTTTGATAAGCTTAGAGAGTCTAAGTATGCCCAGGCAGATAATATGGTGAACCCTCTTACACTTGTTAAAATTGGTTCAGATGAGTTCCGTCCAGGCCCTCTTGACCTTGATGCATGGCGTCAGGTGTTTGAGGAAGCACAGTATGATAAAGATTTCAAGATTTTCGCTTCAAAAGATATTGAAGTTGAAAGAGTTGGTTATGGGCAAGGAATATACGATATCTCTGGCGATATTACTCAGGTAATCAAAGAGATCTACATTGGTCTCATGGTTCCATCTGTTCTTATGGATGGTACTGATACAACTTATGCTAACGGCTCTGTTGCTCTTGACGTACTTCGTCAGAGGTACATGCAGTTCAGAAATATGCTTTCACAGTGGTTGAAGCGTAAAATTTTCGCTCCAATCTCAAAGATTCAGGGTTTTTACGATTATGTTGAGGGTGAAAAGACATTAATTGTTCCGGAGGTTGATTGGAATCACATGTCATTGTTTGATATGGATTCTTACACTGATAAGATGATGCAGCTTGCTCAGGGTCAGCCAGGCCAGCCAGGAACTTCTAGAGTGTCTGTTCAGACTCTCTATCGTTCACTTGGCCTTGAGTATGAGGATGAGTTACGCAAGATGCGTTACGAGGATATTCAAGAGAATATACGAATTAAAGAGAATCAGTCTCTCATGCAGTATTCACTATCTGAGTTACGTGCTCTTACTCCTGAAGATGAGATTGAAGAAGTTGTTCAGCCAGCACTTCCGGGTGAGAACCCATTTGTTGGTCAGCAAGATCCTAATCAGCAGGGTGGCGGCATGCCAGGCGCTCCGGGTGGTGGTATGCCAGGTGGTATGCCAGGTGGTATGCCAGGCGGTCCTCCACGTCCTCCAATGGGCGCAGGAGGTGGAGGACCGAAGGGTCCTGGCGGTGGTCCTAAGCCACCGGGAGGCCCACCAGCAGGCGGTCCTCCTCCCGGAGGTGGCCCTCCTCCAGCCGCACCTCCTCCAGGCTGATAAGATAATTAAGCCTCCCTTCGGGGAGGTTTTCTTTTAATGTCAATATTTTCGCTTATTATCGGTGGCTTATTATGACAAAAATGATTGATAAAATTGCACAGAGAAGATCTATCTGGAACAGAATCAGACCAAGTAATGTAACAAAGCAGCTTGGAAGGATAGATAGAACATATAATAAAGAGTACAAGGCTCTTCGCAATGCTGATAATGCCATCAGAAAGCTTCGTGCTCCTGGCAATCAGACTGCCAAGGATCTTCTTAAAGAAATGAGAAAGGCGTTCAAATCTCACAGGTGGGCTACCACAATGGATAGAGCTGCCAGGATATCTATACTTGCTGACAGGATTGCTAAGCATGAAAAAATAGACGAGTTTTTAGATGTCTCTAAGGGTAACTTTGGTGATTTTTATTTTGAAGGCGGCAAGATAAGCACTGACAACATTGAAGAGGCTGCGAATAAAAATAAGAAAGCCTCTCTTAAGTCAGAAGCATTGTTTGGAGATTCCGACTGGGCCAGAAGAAGAAGGCACGATCTTATGGGCGGAAGCTCAGGCAACAAGCGTGTAGAGCGTGCTATTGTATCAATGTATAATAAGGCCGAAGCTCTTGCTGAGTTAATTACACAGACATATAAAGATCTTGATTCGGCTCGTGCTCAGGGCAAGATTGGAGACTATATTGCAAGCGTTACTCAGCTGCGAGCGAAAGCTGATGAGTTTGATAAAACATATAAGGCAACTCATTCTGCCGTAAAAGAATTTCTTCCAAAAGCTCCAACCATGGATGAGGTTGAACAGGATGTTAAGGAAGAGGAAGTAGCTAAAGAAGAGGTTAAGGAAGAGGAAAAACCAGAAGAAAAGCCAGAGGGTGAAGCTCAAGAAGGTGGTGAGGATAAGCCAGAAGAGTTCACCGAAGCAGTTCAGCTTGGAGAAAGTGGTCTCTTAGGTGATTTGGGTGAAGGTGCTCAAGAACAAATTGAAGGATTAGATCTTGTAAGTCCACTTCCAAAACCACCAGCTGGGCCATCTGGTCCTCCTACTGGTTCTGTTGAACCTGATGTTTATACTTCAGCTCCAGCTCCAGGACCAGATAGGATTGATATGGATGCGTTATTACAGCCGGAAGGGCTGAATCTACCACCGGCTGTGCCACTTGATGCGCCAATGGAACAGTCTACATTTGGTGCTAATGCATCTGTTTATCCTGCTAAAATAAAGAAGGCTCTAGCCACAGGTGATCGTGGGGTAGCAGTCGCACTTCTATCTAAGTATTCTCAAGATCTTGAGGATGCTGGCAATATTACTGAGTCTGCGAGAATTCTTGCCATTGCTCAGGAAGTTTTTAATGGTAAATAATTATCAAATAATAAGACAAGCAGCCATCGAGCTTCATGGTTTGGATCACAAGAATGTGGTCAAGGTTGCTGGTGTCGTTAAGAAAGTCATCAACTGGCTTAAAGGCTTTGGTGATCCCGAATTCCAGCGTAAGCTTAAGGAATTGCAGGACATGTCGCCCGCCATTAAGAATACTGTTGATGGTCTTTCTGTTGAGATAGATAAGCTTAATAAGGCTCTTAATAACACAGACCCTGAGCAGTTTGGACAGGCACTAGAGCAGGTTCGCCCTCTTGTATCAGACTTGGCAAATTCATTGACCGATCTTGATCAGAAGGCTGCAGAGACTGAGGCAATAGCGCCAGTTGATGCAGTAATGAATGAGAACGGTGAAGTTGTCTCTGGGGAAGATGTAAAGAGATTGGAAAGGGGCTGGAAGAAAGACCCTGAGCTTGTTGACAAGATGAAGTCTATGCTTCCAGAATCTTTGGATGTACCAGTCAAATCCCACATTAATAAGCCACTAATGGAATTTGAATGGTTCCAGCAATTCGGACCAGAGAACATTAGATTCTCAGAGAACGCAAAACAGTGGGCGATTGATAAAATTGCCTCTCTTGTTTTTGATATTGAAGATATTCCAATGGAGAATCAAAATAATTTACTTGCTTTCTTAAATAGAAATAAGGAGTTTATAGTAAATCAAATAAGAGAAAATATCCTAAATGGAACTCTTAGATCTTATACAATGCCTGCAGAAGGGCAGCCAAACAAGATGACTGCAGTGGTTGATGCAGGAACAATCAACATTCCTGGAATTGATTTTGAAGTTCAGTTTCCAACTATCTTCATGCAAGATAAGTTCACTACATTTACTCCAGTGAAGGAGCTTGATGTTTATTCATTTAGAAATGTGAGACCATACCGTGCTCCAAAGAACATTAAGGTAGAGCTAGACGAAGGTCTCATTAGAGATGTAATCAACAAGAACAACTGGAACATTGCAGCCTCAGCTCGTGAGCTTGGTATATCTGATCGTGCTTTGCGTCGTAAGATGCAGGAGTTTAGTATTGTGAGAGAGCAAGAGCAGACAGAGCAGGAGCAGCCAGAGCATGAGCTTGTTCAAGAGCCAGAGTCAGTTGATACTCCTGAGACATTTGAAGATGCACCAGTTGAGGAAGAAGAAGTTGATGAGATAGAGTTTGCTGAGCCAGAGTTTGTAGACCGTCAGGAGGCTATTGCTTCAAGGTCAGACCTTCTTGAGAAGCTTGGAAGACTTGATCCGGCTTCATATGATTCGATTGCAGCTATTCCAGGGCTTGAAGCTAAGTCACCAGATTTTCAGAGAGAGCTTATTGCTACAGGTAATAGGCTTGGTCTTGATCCATCATTTCTTGCATCAGTTATGTTTGCAGAGTCAGGTCTTGACCATACAGCTGTAAATCCAGTTGGTGGGGCCACTGGTCTAATCCAGTTCATGCCTTCAACAGCTGAGGGTCTTGGCACATCTACCGAAGAGCTTGCATCAATGTCTGACGTTGAGCAGCTGCGCTATGTTGAGAAGTTCTTCAAGCCTTTTGCTTCAAAGATTAGGTCTGCAGGCGACTTGCGCATGGCAGCATTCCTTCCAAAGTTTATTGGAGTTCCTTCTGATACCATTGTTGGTCAGAGAGATAATCATGATTCAATAGCTGGTAATCTAACCTATCACAAGGTTTGGGCTTCAAATAGAGGTCTAGACTCTGATAAAGATGGAATTATTAGAGCTATAGACGTTACCGGAAAGGCTAATGCAATACATAGAGCTGGTATAAAGAGGGGAGCTGTAAGGCCTGGCGGAGCTTCATCTGGAACTTCTGGGTATGTTAGAATGAGAAAAGCTCCTGGAGCTGATGTTCAGCAGAGGGCTCAAAGAATTCTTAATGATATTCGTCATCAGCCAATCGGTACTACTGTTCCATTTTCTATGAATGGTGTTGACTACATGGCTAAGCTTGAGACTCATCCAGCTGGTCCAAGAAACCCAAGACCACATCCAGGCATATCGTTGTTTTATAGGCCTGATAGTGGTGGATCTGGTTCTAGTCCACTTGCTCCAATGGGTCTTCAGCCATCTCATCAGTTTGGTGGAGGCGGTGGTAGAGTTGATCCTCGTTCACAGAGAGAGATCTCTAGGCTCGATTCTAGAATTCAACCACTGGCTACTCAGCTTATTTTAAGAGGTAGAGCTATTGGTCTTAACCCTGTAATTGTTTCTGGTCTTAGAAGCCAGCAGGAGCAGGATAAGCTTTATGAACAGGGTAGAACTACCCCTGGCCAGATTGTGACAAAGACTAGAAATTCAATGCACACACAGGGATTAGCATTTGATATAGCTGCTCTTGATGAGAATGGTTCAATCACATGGTCACCAAAGGATACTCAATTCTGGGATAAGATGGGTACAGTTGGTAAGTCTTTAGGTCTTACATGGGGCGGAGACTTCAGAACTTTCAAGGATCGACCACATTTTCAGTATAATGTTAGTGGCGGAACACCAGCGCACGAGAATAGGAGACCATCATTTATGGCTGATAATAAAACACAACCGCAAGCTCAGCAGCCTATAGCACCAGGGACAGAGATAGTTGACGGTGGTGATGCGAGAGAGCTATTCAACTTCTTGTATGCTTCTGGACCAATCGAGAAGATGGTTCGCAGAGCTATTTATAAGAAGGCTCTGCCAACAACAAGAATACTTATCACTGTTGGTTCTACAGATGTTCCGTTCCACACAAGGGTTCGTTTTGCCAAGATTCTTTCATCAGCTCTCAGAACAGAGCTGGATGCTGAGTCTTCTATCCATAACTACGGCGAAAAGATTGAAATTGAATCTGATATCTCAGGTTCTCAATCAGCTGTTGTGAGGGCAGCTAAGGGATTGTCTGATGGTATTTCTGAGGCATTTGAGCTTTCAACAGATAAGTGTGGTGGATATAAGGTTTCTACAAGGGTATTTTCTAACGTTAAATCAGCATATGCCTTAATTGATTCCGAAACTATGGAAACATCATTTAGGAAATTTGCATTTGATATGGTGAGCAAATGAGTACATCAAATAAGGCAGCTGCGGAGGCAGTAGAAATTGAAAATAGGACATACGCAGAAGTTCTTGCTGAGAAGTATGCAGGAAGGACCGTTGAGATTCTTTTTGATTCTGACTGGGGGCAGAGACTTTACGCTGAGTTCTCCATTAATAATAAACCAACTGTAGTTGGAGAAATTATTGGTGCGGAAGATAATTGCCTTGATTTAAAAGTTAATATAATATCTCAGAATATTATTGTTACCAAGGTAATGTCTGTTAATGCTTGGTCTATTCTCTCCGTTTCTGAATATGATGACAAAACATCACAGGTTTTGGCATTCACGCATCAGGTCCTAGGAAAGCAATAATGAATGCAATTTACAAAATAAAGGACTCAATTAGAGAGCTTTCAGAGGCTGGCGATCATAGGCTTGCTTCAGATTTGTTGTGTGCATTAGCCGCTATTACTGACACTGTAGCCCCAAGGGCAGACCTTACTTACTCATCAACTATGAGGATATTGAGGCAGAACCATGAGGATTCTGTAAAGGATTTTCAGGTGTCATTCAAGGATGCGTTCGAAGAGGCGCTTGATAATGATATAGAAGACCCTGAGCAGGCAGCTTTACTAGAGGCTATTCAGGTAATTGATGTGGAGCTTTGATGGCGGTACGTTTCGCTAAAGTAGATTCTAATCTTTATAGGGGAGGCAGGCCTTCGAAAGAAGACTTGAACTTTCTTAAAGATAAGTGCGGTGTTGAGCGAATAGTTTCACTGGATGGAGATGTAGCTTCAGAGATTCATCCTCATTGTAATATGCTTGAATTAGAGCATGTTGTGATACCTATTGAGGGTGATTTCCCAGAAGAAAATATCGACAAAGTTGCTAATAATGTAGATGATTTACTGTCTTCTAAGAAGACATATGTACATTGTTTTCACGGAAAAGACCGCACAGGAATGGCTTGTGCGATGTATAGAATAGCAAATGGCATGGATACCACAGAGGCTTTGGTAGAGGCTCAGAGATTCGGAATGGGTTCTGGACTATCTCCTAAAGTTAAGAAAATGTATTATGATGCTGTAGTTAACTTTGCTAGAAATAGGGATTCTAATGATGCTGGAGATACGGTAGCTGAAGTTGCTAGAGAGCAAACAGCTATAGTAGACCTGACTCCTACAGAGATGAATCATGATGTATCATCTCCTTATCAGTTGTCTTTTGCGCCATTTGCTGATCCAAAGAGAGAGTCTACCTCACCTGTTATGAATGTTAGTGCGTCACAGGCTATATATGTTCTTAGCACTCCATCGCAGATTATGATGCCTCAACAATGGTTTACAAGAGACCAAGCATTAAAACAGTTACCAGGTGAAAAAGGCCATAAACTTTATTCTGCAGAGATACATTCTAACTCAGATGTGTTTAAATCAAAGCGTAATTATAATAGAACACTTTTATAGTCTGCTAAGATAGATGGAAGAGATGCTGTGTTTTTTCCGCAAAATGTTATTTTTATCCTAAATCCCTCTGCATTAATCAATATAAGAGAAGAGTATAGTGGTGACAGCAACCATGTTGGTGATGTTCCTGAGGTGGGACAGAAGACTAACTACACGGGCCTGGCTCCCTATTCTTTCCCTGGTTCAGGCGGCATGATGGAAAGTGGCTACGGTGGTTTCGCAGCGCCAGTCCAGTTGCCGTTAGATGAGTTTTAAAACAGTAATAATTTAATATACTTTAAGAGATTATGTTTGAATCAAGAGCTTATACAGTGCAAATGAATCTGGATGTGCCAGATGCAGAGAAGAGAACAGCCGAGAAGGCGTCTGAATATTTTGAATCCATTCTCTCACAACTCAAGTTAGGTATTGAGCACCTAGACTTGATCTATACTCCATTTGCCAAGCGTCAAAAGCTTGATTCTAAAGAAATTGTTGAAAATAGAGATATATTAAAGAAGTACAGGTCTAAGACAAAGGAATTGTTTGATAAAATCCTTAATGACTCGCATCATGCAGTCTCTCTTATGGGTGAGTTTTCAACTGACTCTGCGGTAGAAGAGTTAATGGGTTCATTTGTTGCGGCTACCAGAGAGCTAGAAAAACAAGTTAATATATTGTTATCAATATTTTCGAATCTAAATAACCCTGAGTTCAAGGACCAGCTCATTAAAGCAATTGACTCAGTTAAGAAGCAGTCATCACAATTGAAGCAGCTTGTGAACGACAGGATTTTAGAGCACATAGACACTAATATTTTGGCAAAGAATTGGGAAAGCCTTGTTAATGATAAGTATCAGGACAAGATAAAAAACAAAACCCCGCTTGTTGTTCAGCTTTATGAAGAAAGACAAGAAGCTTTGAAATAATTGGAGACATTGTGGTATTTATGAAAAGAGGAGTCGCTAAGATCGACAAGGTATTTACTGACTCAGATGTTGAGACAGATGAGGCTAAGACTAAGAAGGCGTTAGCAGATGCTAAGAAGGCCAAGGACGTTAAGGCTGTGAAGGGCGACGAGAGTCAGGCACCACAAACTCAAACTACGGAAAAGTAATGATACGTAAATACGCTAATGCAGTTATTGTCCCAGAGGTTATTGAGGATACAGACGAGCTTCTGTCTAATGCCGACCTCGAACTAAACGACAAGATGAAGAAGTTTGCACAGGAGCTTAAAACAATCGCCCCACAGGCTTCAGACTTTTTATACTTTACAGCTGTAATGATGCATGCAACTGAGGCATCTCTCATTGATGATGATGGAGATATTAAGAAGGACGCTTCAGGTAATCCTGTAACAGCGCATTGGGAGCAGCTACCAACCGGATCGGTTAGATGGGTATGCTCGGACCCTTCTATTAGGCCATACAAGAATTCAAACAACGATATCTTTCCAGCGTCAGAGCTTAAGAAAGCATACCCCAAGTGGGTTGGACGCCCTTTATGCCTCGATCACAAGTCCTCTTCTGTAGAGCACGTTCGAGGCGTTATTGTTGATACACATTGGGACGAGAAGAGACAGCGTATTGTTGCTCTCTGTGCTCTCGATAAGGTCAACTATGCAGACTTAGCACGTAAGGTTGCTTCAGGTTATGCAACAAACGTATCAATGGGTACAGCAGTTGGACGCGCAGTATGTACAGAGGAAGGCTGCCATAGAGTGGCTAAGGTTGAGTCAGACTTCTGTGACCACATGAGAAAGCGTTCATGCTACGGAGAGATTAACCTAGACCTATCACCAATCGAGCTTTCACTCGTTGTTACTGGTGCAGACCCCAAGGCTAAGGTTAAGCACATTATTGCAAAGGATTTGAGCGCAGCTCGCAAGGCAGCTGAAGCTCTTGAGTCTTATCTTGATAAAACAATTAAGCTTGCCTCCGCAGAAGATGCAGAGGTTCAGTTAATCAAGGATGAGCTAGCAAAACTAAATGAGAGAGTTGCTAGTTTACAGACATCACTAGACGAGGCTGAGGCTTCTGATGGTGATGAAAATAATGCTACAGGACCAACTCATTCATCCGATGAGATGAAGGAAGGAATTGTAGAAAATCAACAACCAGCTTTTGGAGCAGGTGAGGACTTCGCCTCATTCGCAAAAGAGTTGGCTTCAATTAATAGTAAGTTAGATAAAATATCTTCACTGCATAACAGCGAGGGATCAATGACAAAGAAAAACGCATATTGGCAGGGCACTGAGGAGCCAACTCCAGGTAAGCCACAGTACCCAGTAGAACCAGGTGAAGAAGCCCGTATGCAGGATAAGCACATGGTAGGCCAGTCGCCTTTCCCTGATGTTGGTCCTGTTGACGGCATGCACCCTGGTTATGAATCACATGAAGGATCTGAGGAAGAGCGTAAGCGCAAGCTACAGCGTCTAGCAGAGCAACAGCGTCGTGAAGAAATTCGCAAGGCAGCTCTCGCAGAGGCTAAGAAGCAGCTTGAGTCTGTTGCTTACCCACAGGGAACTGAGGAGCCTACCCCAGCTGGTAAGCCACAGTACACTCCAGACCCACTTGAGATGTCTGCTCGTCAAGATGACAAGCAGATGGTAGGCGCTCCACCATTCCCAGAGGTTGGTGCAGTTGACGGCCTATACGGTGACGACCTTAAGACAAAGGAAATGCTTTCTCGTGCAAAGCTTAAGGCAACCTTTAAGAAGGCATCTGATGACGGTGCTCTTAACAAGGCAGGCTCACGTTGGGAGGTTTCTGCAGGCAAGACGCTTATATTAACAGCTTCTGTTGATGAGATTTCTCGTGGCAACGCAGATGTTATGTATGATATGGTTGCAACAGCAGATTTTGGCCGTTCAATGATTAAGACCATTCAGGCTGAGGGTTATGAGACTGCAAGAGCTAAGTTTAAGGGAGCACAGGCAGCACCACCAGTAGGCGGAGCACCAGGCGCACCAGCAGGTGAGCCAGTAGGCGCAGGTCCAGCACCAGAGCTTGGTGGAGAAGGGCTTGATGAGGGTCCAGGTGAGGATGAGCTTGAGGAAGCTCTCAGGGAAGCTAAGACAATTCTTGAGGAAGCACTTGATGAGGTTGAGCCAGGAGCTGATGCTCTTGACAAGGAAGACCTTGGCGGAGCGCCACCAGCACCAACTGATGAAGCTGCATTCAAGGGAGCATCTGTTGAGTCAATGCGTAAGACAGTTAACGCAATGCTCGGAGAGTCTTTCAAGGAGACAATTGCTACACTTAGAGCGCACAAGGACGAGCTTGAGACAGCTGAGACCGTTCTTAAGTCTAAGTACGCTTCTTTCGATGGAAAGCATAAGCTTTACTTTGCATCTCTTGTAGATAAGGCAGTTGCTGACGCTAAGAAGACTGCTTCTGATTGTGGAGAGCTTAAGGGTGCGTTTGTTCGTTACGCAGCTGGAACCGCTCAGCTTGAGAAGAAGGCTCAGATATTCGAAGGTGTTGAGGGTGATGTTCACGTTCCAGGCTTCGATGGCGAGGGCAAGATTGAAACTGAGGTTCCTGAGGTTCCATTCCCAGACATGTCTCAGTTCGGTGAGGGTATGGACACCAATACTGATGAGATGACCGAATCTGACTCTGGTATGTTCGCTAAGGACAAGGACGAGAATAAGTCTGATAAGGACGACGACAAGTCTCATGCAGCCGATGCATTGTTCGCTAAGGATAAGAAGGACGATGATAAGGATGATGAGGAAAAGGACGACAAGAAGGACGACAAGAAGGACGACAAGAAGGACGACAAGAAGGA